GTATATAAATATATAAAAATAAATTAATATTTATATTCTTGTTTGTGACTCATATTACAAATTAAGCCCCGACTGAAATTAAAACAGCCGGGGCTTTTCAATGAATAACCCTTAACTAAAAAACATGGATTTATCTCATTTTCCCGGTTCGCTTATAGCTAAACTGTACAGACATTCCGGATATCGTGTCAACATCGTACATATCGGTAAATACAACAAAACGGAAATACTTGTATGATCGGCTACGCAACGAATATAACTGGCACCATGCACGATTATCATTGCTGGCAAAAACGGCGTATCTTACCTTTGATTCTCCGCTTGAACGTCGAGAAATAATGCGCAAGTCTTCTATTATCTTCATCGCAAGAGGATCGTCGAAAGACAATGGGCGTGTAATCAAATAGCCTTTCTGTATAACGTCCGACATTTTGTTTTTATAAGAAAACAGCTTATCTCCTATCTGCAAAACAGATTCCGGATATCCAGGAACAGAAGACTCTAATTGATGCCCGACAAAACTTGCATATTCTCCGGATTCAAACGAATATATATAGTGCTTGGTTCCTTCTGATGGATATATATGAAGCAGCGCATTCGGGTAGTCATAAACAATACTGCAATCGCGTAACAGATCGACAAACGTTTTTCCGTCTTCAACAAACAATTCACTGTATTCGGAAAGTATGTTGTAGATGGATCTATCCATATTATAACCATCCATCGCTCTTGATATGAGGGCAACGTCAGACCCTTGCAGAAGCTTCAATCCTTGTTCACTTGCAAATACAATAGCATTATCAATCTGCACAATTGATTTTGAATTGCTGCAAACGTCCCGGCTTACCGGATGAATAGATGAATATAATCCCGTATCAGCATTTACTTCCATTGCCCAGATACCGTCGGAAGAAAAAACATACAATGGGAATTGTCCGAACTGGCCCTGAGACAAAGCCTTTGTAGCTGAACAGATCGAAATTATATCTCCAGTTCCAATAGTGTTTATCCCAGATAACGGGAAAACAAAAGGATTATCGACTTCGGAAGTATATATTTTGTTGGGTTCTGACACAAAGTCATCGTATTCTTCATCGAGAATTGCCGGGCGTTCGGAAGTGAATTCAATCTGTTCTTTTTCAAAGTAAGAATCATCTTTTTCGTTTATGTAGTAACTTCCATTAAGCGACTGATGTTGTTTTAACGAAATTGTGGCGTAGCTGTATTGCTGAGTTTCAGAATCATATCTTTCAAAAATGATTTTATTTGCTTTTGAACTTGGGAAATACAGCCATGCAGGCATATCATATATCTGTGAAGCGACAGAACTTACTTTTACGGTTTTTCCAAATTCTTGCAAATAAGCATATACTGATACATCATACGTTTTTTGTACGTAGTTTCCCCTATCTGTAATGTATCCATTAGTAAACGTAAACATCATGTTTGCTTTAGGACAATACGGATACCTTTTTATACCAGTAATGTTTATTCTTGAATTGTATGGAAACCCATAAGTAGAAACAATTTTATCACGTGAATTATAATCGTATTCCGTATCAAGTTGTTCTCGACTATTTATGTTATTTAGAGAACCGACATCAGCAAGTATGAATCCATCTTCATCCTGTTTTTTGTTTTTTAATTCTTCAATATCTATGCTATCAGCAAGACGAAAAACACCTTCATTAACAATAGAATCTCTATATTCTTTTTCTTCCATCTGTGGAAGTATAATATAATCTGTATTTGTTAAATCGTAATCTCCTGAATATCCATAAATTGTACTATTAAATCTTTTCATATATCCACCAGAAGGCTTTTGTTTTGGAGTTGCAAGAGAACCATGAACAAATATGCTACATGTTCCCTCATTTTTTAATCTGGATATAGAAGGATTTGTTATAAAAATATCAACAGATCTTATAATATCAGACCAATCTGAAATAATATCTAAAGAATTTTTATTTATTATTTTATACATTAATGAACATGTATAAATATATGCATTAATATTTTTTATTCCACTTAAAAAAACTCCTGTTCCAAGATTGTCTTCATATCCTTCATCTTTTGTCGTAAACGTAAAATCGCCTCTTTTCATTTCAAATCCATCAGAAGCTTCGACAAAAGGAAAAATTCCTGAGTTAGGAATCATTAATACAGGATTTGAAACATACATGTAAGATCCACCATAAGTTCTATAAGCATATCTTACTAAGAATGGATTAAAAAAATGTCCAGACTCTCTTTGCTCTTCTAAAAATGGATTTAACAAAGAAAACACTCCATTTAAAATTTCATTATTACCATTCCCAATTATTTCATAAGTACCCGGTCTTGGTATATTTGTACTTCCGCTACCATCATCTGTAATAGTAATGTTAGTTCCTCTTTCAAATGAATTTCTTACTTCTTTTAATCCAAACACTATTTCAAGGTCAGGTACATGACTTCCTAATGACTTGTATGTTCCAGACTTGAACAAATAGTATCGAAGTCCACTGTCAGAAAAAACAATAATTGTATTGCCAACAGAAGATACAGAATAAATATTTTTATATTCAAATAAGTCTGATTCTTCAATAACCTTCCTTTCTGACTTTTCATTGTAATAAGCCAATGTACCACCGCTTTCGGCATTCGGAAGAAGTACGATGTAATTGTTCTCTCCGGATACGCTGTGAACATACAGCAACTTTTCGCCATCCTGCAATGTTATGCCAATATACTGAGGAGGGTGTATGTTGACAATCTCACCATTTTTAGGCATTAAATTGACACATTCCGAAAGTTCCCCATCGTTTCCGATAGATGGGGACCGGTGTATTCCGTAACTGAAAGGTATGTTCTTTTGCATAGCTATTATCTATTAGTTGACATTAAGCGGCCATAAGAGCACGCTGTATCTGCTGTACCGTTTGCGGGTTAGCGTTCGCCGTGGCACCCTGTATTTGGTATTGTGGTATTTGCTGCAATCCTTCACCTTGTTCGGCAGCTTCGCGAGCGGACCGCAATGCCTGCAACAATCCTTCCGAACCTGGGTAGTAAGAGTAAGAAAGAAGCTGTTCTGCATTGATCTGTCCGGCTCTCCACAATTCCATTACAAGATCGTTAAGCATCATTCGTGCAACAGGCGATTCTGCGCTTTCCTTAATGCTTACCTTAAAGTCGATGTCGCGCACCTCGGAAGGCTCGTATGTTCCATACTGAGAATAGCCGCTTGAATGTTCCACTGAAATGTTTCTCGGCGACGTATAATACTGATGTATGGTCTTCATCTTCTTCCTGGCTACACCGTTTTCGAAACTTGTGAATTTGGTTATCAACGAAGATATAGCCGTGGTAGAGTTTTGCGTTTCCATTGCGTATCTGCTGGTCGGTGTACCGCTGGAAGGAGCCTTACCCTGCAAGGATTGAGATACGGATGTAATGTCGTTGATGGAGTTAAGCTCAAGTTGGAGAAGTTCGCTTGTACCTATGTTTGTTGAATTGGAAGTGATTACTTCCGGCGCACGGCCTGTCCGTGAAGGCTCGTAGAATATAAATCCTCCTATCTCAACAAACTGTTCTGCAAACTCACGATTAGTCATATCCTGCGGAACGCAATCTTTCGGTATCATCTTTATTCCCTTTACGGAAGCGTTTATAGCAAGATCGTGCAGCGTAATAAGCCGGTTGATGTATCGTTGCTGGTCAATGACAACCGAGATAAAAGGAATGACATCCCCATTCACGTAATTGTGTAGTTTGTAGGTATAAGGATGCGACTTGTGTTCGTACGGAGTGTCGTATTCGGTAAGTACACGCCCGTCCGGAGTAAGCATTTGGAAATGCCAATACTGGTCAACAATATATCTGTATTCTATCAAAGGTATCTCTTCGTCCGGCATACCTTGTGCTTTTCCTGTAGCAAGTCTTTCCATATTCATTTGCTTAACAATAGGAAGCTGATCAACCTCAATACGATATACAGGGTTATCAATATCCATCACGTCAACGCATCTGTATCTTGGCTTATTTTCTAAAGTCCATACGCGGTAAGTTCGGCATGGGGTTTGTGCCGGCGGAGTGTCGAACGATTCTTCCTTCAAAATGTCCGTCTGCTGCGTTGAATTCCATACAGCTCTTTGCATAAATGGACGATATATTTCTTCAAGTTGATGAAAGTCGTATTCAGATTCAGCAAGCACCGAAGATAGTTCTCCAAGCGTGTAGTCGCGTATTTCTCCTATCAATGAAGTGTCCCAGTGGCGCGGGTCGTTTCCGGCCGATTCAAAAAAGAAATGAGAAGGATTCACAGGGAACGTATAACTGTCTTCCTCGCCTTCATGGCATGTCCATTCCTCTGTGACAATGGCCGATCCACCACATATAAACTCGCACATTTCCGAAAGAAGAAGGTCTTTCATTTCGTTTCGCTCCCAGTTTGTTTGCAGCGCATTTGTCATCATCTCCGATTTTTGGTCTGCTCCCTTTTGTCGGGCAAAGCAAACGGGCATAGTTGATGTTTTAGCGTACAATCCGGAAAGAGTGTTGACTATCTTAATCAGGTTGTTGTTCTGCAACACTACCCCACCCGTACGTTTATATATGCGGTCACGTTCCTTCACCATGTTTCCATTATCATCCTTTACATAGTCTCCCCACTGGTCGCCAAACACGTATCGTAAATTACGCAAACGAGTGGCCCGAAAGTTGCTAAGATTCATCCACGCCTGTTCGCATCTGGAAAGAAGCTCAATGTTAATCTTGTCCGTACCGCTTAAACGTATTCTTTCCTTCAGGCTATCCGGAGAAGTTCTACGTCTGTGGAAATGTGATTTTGGTATAAGTTTCTTCATATTATTTTCTTCTTGATGGAGGCATTAAATCGTTATCTTTGTTTTGCATTGAAGGAGGAAATTCGTAATTAAATTGAGAGCTATTTCCTGGAATATATTTCCCGCTATTTATCTTTATAGCTTCTCTCATTTGATTTACAGATTCTGCTTTATCGTATGGAATAAGTTTATTTTTAACCATCAATCTGTAGAATTCAATTACATCTTTATCAATATCCAAATCATAATCCCTTGTGTGGCCATTAGGACCTTGAATTCTATATTTACCATGAGATTTCTTTTTTTCTCCTGATTTTTCTTTGATAGATTTATTTTTTCCATCATTCTTTGCTTTAATAATAGCCGCAACTCCTTCGTTTCTTGCTTTTTCTGCTAATGCTATTAAACGAGCAATTTCAGCAGCCAACTTTTTATCATACCCAGCGTTAACAAGTTTCTGATACTCTTCTTTTTCTTTATTCAGTGCATCAGAAGATTCAAACTCTTTTATTCTGGCATTATTCAGCTTATCTTTTCTATCATCATCTTTCTGCTGAAGCTGCATCTTGAATTGGTCTAACACAGATTTCCGATCCTGCTCACGGGCCGCCATCTGACCGGCAATATACTGACGGCGTTTCTCGGCTACCCGATCCTCAAAGCTGCGTATATTCAAGTCGGGAACAGAAGGAAGCGTTTGCGCCGGTGCTCCTTTATCGGTAAAAACAAGGTTTGAAAAAGAAGAAAGCACATTACCAAGATATCCTATTGCCTGTGCAGCTTGCGCGCCTCGTACACGCTTTTGCTGTTCTTCCGGAGTAATGGGCTGCTCCATGTTTTTCTGATAAAAATCTTCAAACCATTTTGCAGGTGTCACTTCCTGATTTTCGGCATTTTCTTGTACGGGTTGCTGTGCAGGCTGTTCCACTGTAGGCTGTTGAGCTGCCGGTGCCGGTCGATTCGACTGATTTAATGGAATGTTGTTGTAACCCCATCTTCTTCTCATTGTGTCATACCATCCTGCCATTATGCACCTCCTTTCTTGTTTTTGGAGAACAGATTTTGAAACAGTCCTTTACCGGTATCGAGATACGACTGCAGATCCGATCCGACAAGGCCCATTCCTGCGCTTAATGAAGAGCTTGCTGCCTGAGAAGCATTTCCCGCCTGCTGGTTGTAAAGCGATATTCTCTGATTATTGATGTTTTGTTTGGTGTCAAGATACGTGGACTCTATGGCATCTTTTCTGGCCGTAGACTGCTGGGACAATCCGGTAATTACGTCGCCGGCCAATTCGTTTCCGGCTTTCTTGGCCAGTGCTACACTTTCGTCCGTTGCACCTCCTACCGCCGCCGCGCCGGCCGCGTTTCGGTATTGCTCGTTAGCCATTTCCCGGGCTTTAGACAGTGCGGCCTGTGCCTCCGAAGACTGAAAATAATCTTCGTTATACCGTCGGTTATACCATTGTTCGTTATCCTTTTCTTGCTGATCGAGAATACGGTTTGCTTTCTTTCTCGCTTTGGACGCGCTTATGCCTCCAAATATGCTTCCAGCAAGTCCTGCTGCTGCTCCTATTGCTGCGCCTATCATTTTATTATCTGTTTAGTATTCATGTCAACAAAGTAAGGACATTATACAAACCAAATTTGACGAAATGATTAAAATGTCAGTATAACATGTTGTTCTATTGTATTTTTGTGAAGTAAAATGTAAATCAGAAAAAATGGAATATGAGTTTTCGTATGACAAAGTAATAGAGCGGTGCAAAATGCTTTCAAGTTTCGAAGGCAGAGATTTTGTCGGACAAAGCGGAGATAGCTTGTACCTGACGGTAAAAGTCACCGAACAGGATGTTCCCCTACTTCTTCAATACGCCGGTCAAGCAGCCAAAGAACTTCAGGAGCGAATGTCCAGAATGATTTCTTCGGCTACATACAGCAGCGATGGGTTCTCTTGGTCCATTCGGAGTAAGGAAACCCGATGGAACATCAATACTGCCCTCGACCGCAACGTTGAAGAAGCTATTGTTTCTTACGTAATGGCTGGATGGCTTTCTGGAAGGAAGGAAGACAAGGTCCCTATGTACAAACAGATGTGGGAGGATATATCCATGCAGTGCGTTCAGAACATATTCCGGAAAATGCCGCCACAAAAAATACGCCGGTCGGACTATGAGGTCAGAAACGATGAAGTGGAAGTTGTGTAAAGGAGGTACGTTATGAATAACAGAAGAGGATATGTGTGCGTGATCAAACTACGCCGCGAAGAGATTCAATACGATGTGGACTTTATCAGCTGGAAGCTGGCAAACTGCCGTGTGGCCGACAGTGAAGAAGAACGATCTGAGCGACAGACCGATGAAGAAAGTCGCGACTGGATGGGCCGACAGATAGAAACCGCATTTGACACTATAATAAGCAAAATACGTGCCTATGTTGCAGGAATCAAAAGCCGCGTATCGAGCAATTCGAAAGACGGAAATGTAGACGAATGGAACCTTGAACTGGTCATGGAACCGGGATGGCGTGGGGAACCCAAGCAACTATGCACGTATATGCACAACTATGTAGTGGCTTACGTGCTGGCAAAGTGGTTTGGAATAACGCTGCCAAGTGAAGCAGTAAATTACGTTCAGGAGTATAGCGACTGGATGGATAAGATTGTTTCGGAAGCCCGAAACGTTCAAGTTAAGAATGTGTCATTTAGACTTTAATCGCGTATGGGAGCATTTGAGAAAGGACATGCTAAATTGGGTGGCCGGGCTGCCGGTACCAAGAATAAGAATACGGAGCTGAAAGAGTTCATCGGTGAGTTTCTGACAAAAAACAAAGAAGAATTCGAGGAAGCATTTAAAAAACTTCCTCCCAAAGAGAAATGCGCTGTTTACCTGAAGGCAGCAGAATTCCGCTTGCCTAAGATCAGTTCCGTTCAATTCGAAGATGATAAGCTGGCAGAAAGTGCAGTTGAATTGTTGAAAAGGAAAAGCCAATACTGATTTCAGTAGGCTTTTCCTCCTATTATATGTCTTTGCTACTCAACTCTTCCATTTTAAAATGAAGCATTGCTATTGCGTTCCATGCTACTTGCGCTGCGTGCATACAACCTGTGTCTGGGTCTATAGAATTTCCTTTTTCAACTTCTGTCAAGTGTCTAAGCATTGCACCCTTGTACCTCTCATAACCGTCCGGTAAATTCTCCCATTTATGCGGTCCATACTTTTTTGCACCTGCCGTATAAACTTTAGCTATCTCTTCCAGTTCTGGCCAAGGAAGAAGTTCCATCATTACCTTATTATCTATTCGATCGTTTTTAATTGATTCTACCATGATTTATTTATTTTTCTTTTAATTGATTAATATGATCATAAAGCTGTTTAATAGCCAAATTAAGACCCTTAAGATTACCATTAACAAACGGAGTTGTAATACCTTTATCTATTATAATTTCTTCTATTCCTCTTTTCTTTTCTTCAAGTAATTCAATATGAAGTTTAAGTGTGTCAATAATAATTTGATCTTCTTTATCTGTATTCCGAGTATTGGCTGATACTTGAATTTTTGTTGGAGTTTATATTGTCATATAACCTATTTTAAATAGATGTTTTTAGTGCCTCATTATAGATATCATAAGCTTGTTTTTCTGATACATATTTGTTTATATCTTCCAGCTTATCGTTGTTGATTCGTGCTATTACATCTCCATAAAAGAAATGTGCGTGTGTCTTTCCATTGTATCTATTAATTGCTTCTCCTTTGCTTTTTGCGTCAATTATTAGATATGGAGGTTGAATATATAGTTCAGGATCTTCCATAAGTCCACCACATAATGTACCGACTAAAAATTTCATGATTAATATTTGTTTTTAAAGTGTTCAATAAATCGTTTAATCTGGGCTCTTTGTTGTTCCTAATAAGTGGGCTGTTTGTTCATTGTAAGGTATGCAACATTTCCATGTAGAACCACCTAACGTAGTATAAGAGTAATCAAGGTCTTTTCTATAATTAGAGAAAATGTCAGCAACCCATGTCTCTCCAATACTGTCTCTTACCAGAACCTTATCAAACGGCTTGAACTCACAATTCTTTCCAGTTTTTAAAGAATTAGAAAGATTTGGGAAGAAGCGTTTGAGGTATTCTTGAGCTTTTGTATTCGGATTTCTTTTAAGATATCCAATCAAAATATTCTTTTGTTTTTCGTTAGCATATCCCTGTATTCTTGAAGTCCATTCATTACTATCAAATACAAGTTCCCCATTACAATTAATTCCGCAATATGAACCAAAGTTTCCTGCTTTATCAATGTTTCCGTCAAAAATAAAAGGATTACCAAGATAGCTAATTAGAATATCCCCATCTTTAAACGGTAGTTTCAGCATAAGTACACGACTTTTATCAAATTCTTTTGTTTTTTCGTAGTATATATATCCATAATCATTGCAAACAGAAAGAATTTCTGAGTTTTCTCCAACTTCACTTACGAATACATTGAATTTACCATAAAAAGTATTATAATTAAAATCTATAATTCTTACATTGCAATAATTGTGTTCATCCCATATTTTACCTTCTATATTACCGCTGCTAATTTGTTTAGCCAAATTTAAATCAAAAGGCACTTTTACGTATTTTGCTTCCATAATCTCCCATATTTAATCGTTTCAGAACATCTTTTTTTATCTTCTAAAATATTATCGAATGAAGGAATTGGCATCCAACCTACAACTTTATCATCCTTGATTTTTATCACATCCATATTCCTTCACCAATATATATCGCTTTTACAAATTTAATAGTATTTTCTTTTATAGAAAGCATAAGAACATCTTTATATATTTCAGGATGCCTTTTCTTCTTTATTTATATCACTTATCTTTTAACCGTTTCAAAACATCTTTGTTTAATTCAAGTATTTCATCAAAAGTAATGTTTCTTATCCAAGCAACAATATCACTCCCTGAATAATTACACCAACCATATTTATCAGTCTTTACGATACCTTCATTGCTTCTATGACAAAAGAATTGTTCTTTATTCTCGTTTATAACCAAAACCGATTCGTCATATTCCGGCAACTCTTTGGATGCGTCAACTAATATACTTCTCAACGCTTCATCCCAACCTGTTTCATAAGCCAATTGAACGTCTGCTTTTTTATAATAAAAGTCATGCTCAGCGCATTTTCTTCCGTAAAATTCTTCCACGAGGCTGTGCGCCCAATTTGCGTATTCTTTTGCTTTCTGTTCCTTTTCCATATCACTTATCCTTTATTATTGAATAAACATACTCCAACGCCTCATTATATCCTTTTTCATAAGCATACATTAAGTCGTAACCGTCAAAATAAGGTTGTTGCATTGCTTTTGAAATACCTTCTTTTTCAATTATATTATCCTTATCAAGCTGACGGATTTTTGCTTCTACATATTCTATTGATTTTCGCTTTTCACTCATATCACATTGTCTTTTTAAGCTCTTCAATAAGTGCGTTGGCTTGTTCTACTGCAATCTTAGCTATGACTGTTGAAGGTTTGTCTTTAGTATCACTTTTGGCTAACCGCAGTATATCGGTATTTGAGCAAAATCCTTGCATCGCCGCAATAGCCGCCTGTACTTTTACGTGCTGCCAGTCGGGATAAACATTAATAAAATCTAACTGTATATCAAGGTAAGCTTTACCATTACTCCCTAAATAAACATAGCTTGCCCCGTTACCTATTACTGGAACAGCGCATTTATCAATTTCTACATCTATCACTTCACCTGTTGCTTTTACCTTTGCTTTCATTGTTTTTCATTTTAGATTGAATAAACTTTGCACCCTTAATAAATCCTTCAATAAAGTTGTCGGTGCATACTTTGGCAACTTCCGGATTGCACATACAATAGAGAAGAGGACAGTTATTGCATCGCCTACTTCGCCCTCTTGCGCGTTTTGCTTCGTCGATTAATGATGCCATTGCTCTTAAATTGCTCTTAGCTTGCTCTTAAAATGCTCTTAATCTCATTCAAGGTTTTTCAGTGTCTTGGACAAACCAACGTTCAGAATGGTCGAACATGTTGCTATCAATGCAAGCTCAAGTATGCTAAACCCAGAAGACAACCCTATCACAACCAAAGTAATTCCTGAACCGTAAGCTATCACGAAAAGTATTTCTTTGATGATGTTTAGTATCTTTTTCATTGGTCAATTCTCCTTATTAAAATCCCAAAAGCTAAGTTTACCTTTTACATTCAGAATAGGATTCTCGAACAGAACTGCATCTTTCAGTACCCAGTTCCAGCAACCTTTCTCTGCCCAGACTGACGTATGGTTCTGTACGCAATCGGCTATCACAACACTGCCGATAATGGCACCAAAAGGTAAATCATCATAAAATGTACTTCTAAGATTAGAGTGGTGCATTTGGAGTTTCAATCCTTGCTTTTCATTTAATACCCAACCATCTCCTTTACCCTTGCTTGCATGGATCAGCACTCTTTGGCCGATGTACTTTTGAGGGCACTCCCAAGTACGGTTCTCAATGTCTTTAATACCGTGAGCGATTAAGCTCGCCCACGGCTGTTTTATTGATATAGCTTTCATTTCTCCCATCCTAATAATTTAATCACTTCCTCTGTAGGTATATCTTCGTTTGTTTCATATCCTTTCGCTATTCCGTAATCGACCACCATTCTTACTTCTGCATTGGTCAAACTCCGGCCATTGACGCTAAAGAATCCACTAAGATTTCTCCGCCAAGCATACTTCCTGATACCATGCAGACTAACTGAAATTTTATGTATTGTCATTGTTCGTTCTTTATAAATAAGTTATTTCTCCACTTCAACAAAAATAACATCGGTTTTATCTTCACGTTCTTCGCTTGTACAATTGCCAGCTATTATCCCAGCTATTTTACATGCTCCACCTACGCAAACAAATACACATCCAACGCAACCATTTTTTTCTTTTTCAACTTTTAGCTTTATAAGCCCGCATTGAAATTCTTCTCCTATTTTGAATTCTTTCTTTTCCATGATTAAATCATTTTTAGTGCTTCAAGTATTCCGGCGTTTAGGGCTTCTTCGTAAGTGTCCCAACATCCACCATCGTTTAGTCCATTCCATAAATAGTCGCATACAAATCTACCGCTATTGGCTTTATTTAAAGACCAATAATATCCACTTCCGCAATTTCCTATTTCGATATGAATGTTATGATTTGTTCGAATCCATTTTTGTGTTTCGTAAAGAGTGGGATATATCTCATTGAAAACACACCAAGCATTATCAATATCACTTTGTGCAATTGCTCTCGTTTTTTCGTAATATTGGTTTGCTTTATTTTGCAGTCTGCAAAGTGTACCTACATTATATTCTTGTGGATAACCTTTTTCTTTCAGCAGCTTTGCCACCTCCAGCGATACATAATCCTCTTTTTCCATATCTCAATCATTTATAACCGCTTGTTCAAGTATATCCAACGCTTTAAGGCGGGACTCCATATCGCCAATAGGCCACCAGTACCCACAAGGAAGGTATTCAGCATTTAAGTTTTTTGAATTATAATATTCCCGATTGTGGTATAGTTCCGTTAAAACATCATAAGTATTACATAGGTTTTCGCTGCGAAAATACTTACATAAAATAGCGCACAGTCCATGTTCATTATCATTGCTATTATATACTTCTCTTGCATAATTAATGGCATTAATAATAACCTTTTTTTCTCTACTTGTAAAATTAGAACCAGTTCTAAATTTACTTTTTTTCTTAAAAAAATTCCACATATCATTTAATGTTTTAGTTCTCTGTTATCTCTACCTTTATCATCTTGTCGATATTCATCGCCAGAATCTTGATTGCAAGACGAATGTTATCCGAACTGGGAAGTACGTGGTCGCCGGCAATGGACATGCACGCACGGCGGATGTTGACAAGGTGCTGGTTGGGCCGTGGGATGTATGGCGACATGGTGGCTTTCTGGATGAACTGTGCCGTGGCACGCTCGAACTTCCAGATGTAGTCTATCAGAATGACGCACATGTACAGGTTAAGCAGCAAGGTGTAGTCTGTCATATCGGGCCACTGCTTCCTCATTTCGGCATGAACAGACTGCTGCAGCTTCTCGATGTGGCCGTATGCTTCGTCGAAGAAGAAATCTACCTTGTCTTTCAGATCTTCTTCTATCTCGTGACCTACAAGTCCCATCGTTTCGTGCTCATATTCTTTCATCTCCTGTTTGAGCGTTCGGGTCTGTTCTTTGTAGTTCAGCCTTTTCCGGGCGCATATCTGGCAAACTACATCTGCGTATTCGAATGCCGCGCGGCTGGTGACAACTGGGATATATACAAGCTTTAGGGCTGTCTCCGGTGGTACATTGTATTCCATCAGTTCGCCGGCGGATATGCTTGTTCCGACGCCGGCGTTAATAAGGGTTCTGATTTGGGATATTGTTCTCATAAAAAATACTCCTTACATTTAAATCCCTTTCTGGGTTCAAAATCATAAAAATCACAAGTTCGATAAATCTCTTTTCTGTCTGTCCATCTGGCCATGTCAATTTGCCATTGAGGAACGATCTGTACTCGATCGGTAAGTGAGCGATAAGGTTGCGCATGCGGGAGAACTTTCTTGTACTTCTTCCAGTAGTTTATGCGTTGATAGCTTTCTTTTATTTCCATCAGTATGCAGTACAAAAAGAATTCCCCTTTGTAGCCATGCGACCGAATCAGGTTAATGGCTCGTTCACACTCTTCTACTTGCTTTGGTGTGTCGCACCCAAGGCGGATGCGCTTAATCCATTTTACTTTTGCAAGTAGTTTTGCGATATTATCCGTAATAAGTCGCGCGTCAAGTCCTTGATTAAAATCGACGTGATAACCTTTTCGAACGATCTTCTCAATCTGCTTCAATCCGTAATCGCTTGCCAGCACATTGTTATCCATCAGAATAAGTCTGTTCCGGCCGTCGACGGCAATATCGTCCACATCCATGTAAGGCCGTATGTTTCCTTCCTTCTGATGTACCACGCACCACTTGCATCGGTTCGGGCATCCGCGAGTCAAGAAACCGTATGCGGTTCGGCTGTCGATGGAAGGATATAGGCTGTAGTCCGGCGTACACCGGTCTATACTTTCCGGCAGCGTCTTGTGGATGTCGATACCAGTTCCTCCAAACTCTACTTCGTCTGCATTGATGTAGAACCCGTAATCTGGTGTGAAGGTAAAAACCTTGGCTGCATAAACTTTGTCGTAATGATCCAACGGGTTGTACCACTCAACAATATCTCCGCGCTGCTTGTGATAGCTGCTTATCTTCATCAGTGCCAGATTGGGATAAATGCTGTCTATTGCAAGAAGTCCTATTTTATTGATTTTCATTTCGTTTCCTTTTTTAATCTTATCATCAAAAATCCTCTCCTCTCGCATTCCCTCAACAGCTCCATGTCCTCCGGGCGGATGTCGCATGGGGTTTCGTGGTTCACGGTCATGTAGTCGGGAAGGCCGAATTTTTCGCGGATGCTGTTGTAGCAATCCTTCTGCCGGCCTTTCTTTGTCCAGCATATAGTCAGTCTCATGGGTTTATCGGCGCAGGCTGGTTCCTTCGAACTTGATGCGGCGGGTGATGGCGACCAGTCGGTCCATGGTGCGCTCGCCGTACTTTTGGGAGATTTCTTCGAGGGACAGGTTGGTAGTCAGCATAAGCAGCTTGCCGCGCTTCTCGGCTTCGTCCACTACCTCACAGAAAGCAAGGCGGCGCTCGCCGTACTTCACGGCCATGCTTTCGGTGCCAACGTCGTCGATGTAGAGGATGTGACGCTGCTTCACGGTGTCGAGTTCGGCATTCATCTGCTGGGCGTCGTAGCAGGATACTACTTTGCGGCAGTAGTGATTGAGCAGCAACGGGATGATCTTCCAGCAGATAAGTGACTTGCCACGCCCGCAGTTGCCGTGACACAGCAGACCACGGCCACGGTTGTCGGTGAGCCACTGGGCTATCTGATCGTATTCGGGCAGCCACTGGGCTTTGCCGTCGGTAAAATAGTTCAGTCCGCGCCACAGCACCGACTTTGCATCGGGAATGGTGATGCGTACCTGGTTGGGGACGGGATTGAAACCTGTCTCACGCAGGCTGTCAAGGGTTTTCTTGAAATCTATTGTTTCCATCGTTCTTCCCATTTTCGTTCTTCGGGGGTATTGTATTTCTCGGTCGAGTTGTCGGTAAGCACTATGCCGGCGGCAGGCTTGGCAGGCATCCGCTCGCGGGCAGCCCAGGTGGCCAGCCGTTTGGACAGTTCCCAGGTTTTCTCCAGCTCGTAGCGCATACGGGTGCCCGATTTGTTCTGTTCGCTCCAGTAGTCGAAGAAAGCGCGTATCATTTCCTTGGGATAACGGCCCACGTAGGGCACCAGCGACTGATAGAAAGCATCTTTTCGCGAGAGAGTAGCGGCCGTGACCGCGGCCTTCTTATCTACTGCGCCAGCAGTAGTTTCTTCTACTTTCTTCTCTTTCTTTTCTTTCTTTATTTTGTTTCCTTGCTGTTTCCAAGGTGTTTCCAAAGTGTTTCCTTCCTGTTTCCTTAGCGTTTCCTCTTGCGATGTCTGGGCGTTGTATTTATCATAGTTACAGATGGTTATAACGGTTTGTCCTGTTTCCTTTGGTGTTTCCTTCTTTATCATACCGTCTTGTATCAGCAGTTCCAGAAAGGCTCCTACCTTCTTGGTGGACCACTGCCAGCGGGATGCAAGGTACCGCAATGAAACAAGCATCTGTCCCCGTTTCACCTCAATCAACCTATTGCCGATAAGTTGCTTCGTGTCTTCAAATCGTGCGCTCTGAAGGATGTCGAGCCACGCTTCAAACCTCGAAAATATGCGCTCTTCGCACCACAGATGGTGCTCAAATAGTCGCCTGCTAATAGGTATGTAGTAATCCATGATTGTTTCAGAATCTTACATTGGTTAACTGTCTGCCTTTGTTATATACAGCCCACTTACCGTTGCCGCCGTCCACAAGGCGGAGATCTTTCACTTCGCCGAAGCGTTTCAGGTTGCCACAGAGGTCAACGATCCAGCCCGCTTCCTTGTCGGGATGCGGACGGATGGCGCGGCCTACTATCTGGTACCACAAGGCGAGCGACATCGTGGGGCGAGCCATGACGATGGTGTCCAGCTCCGGATAGTCGAAGCCGGTAGTGAGTACCCCGACATTGGCCACGACGGGTATTTCGCCTGCCTTGAACTGCTGGAGTATCATCTCGCGGGATGCCTTCGAGGTTTCTCCGCTGACGATGGCCGTGCCGGGAATGGAGCGTGTGAGCCTTTCGGCTTCTTTCAAGAAGCGGGTAAAGACAAGGATGCCCTTGCGCTTGACGCCGCTCTTGGGATTCATCAGCCGGCGGACGATGCTGACCAGAAAGCCGTAGAAGTCGATGCGTTCGTATTCGCGGACAACGGAACGGTCGGTGTAGTCGGCACCGGTGGTGTTGACCTTCAGGTTGAGTTCGTTCCAACCCAACGGGTTCATCGGGTAGTAGTTCAGCTTCGAGAGGTATCCCATGTCGAGCAGCGTTGATACCTGGACGTGGTAGATTACCTCGGAGAACACGCACGGACGGGTTCGTGTGATGAACTTCAGCTCCGATCCGTAGTCGCGGCTCGACGACAGGCGGTATGGCGTGGCCGTCAGTCCCAGCACCTTGCAGTGCAGCATCGCGAGAAATTCCTTGTACATGCCTGCTTTGGGGTTGACAAGGTGGCATTCGTCGATGATGATGTTGCAGAAGTGCTGGAATAGTTCGGGATGGTTGCTGACGCTGCCGATGGTGGCGAAGGTGATGCGCGATATTTCTTTCCGGCCGAAGGAAGCGGAGTAGATGGAGCAATCCAGTACGCCGTACGAACAAAGCTTCAGGTAGTTTTGTTGGAGTATCTCCTTGCTTGGCTGAAACACCAGCGTATGTCCTTCGAGGCGGCTGGCGATGTCGGCTATCACCAGACTTTTTCCGGCACCGGTGGGCAGCACCATGATGGCGTTGCGCTTCTTCTTTTTGTCGTTGAATAAGCGGACGGCGGCATCGCTGGCCTGCTGCTGATAATCACGTAGCTTGTACATATTTCTCGTTATCTTTTACCATGAACGGTTCGTCTTCGCTTAGCCGGGCGAGGAAGGAACAGACGATGTAAGCCTGTTCCTGGCTCATGCCCACCGGTGAAAGACTCCCGTCTTCGTTTTTAAGCATTAATACGAATGTTCCGGGTTTTATTTCTTCCATGATGTATGTTTCGGATTATTGTTCTTCCAGTTCCTTGATTTTCGTTGTCAGGTACCGGACGTTTGAATAGAAGTGTACAACGGCCTTCAGCGCATACAGTCCGTTGTCGGTGTATTGCGGGTCGTCGATGAAGTGCATTACTTCTTCGATTGCCTCTTCTCCTTTCAGGTCGGAGGAAATCTGCAACAAGTCGTTGATAAGCAATTGGGGTACAGATACAGTTTTCGCACTGCAGGGCGTAGATTTAGAAGTTACTATGCTTCGCTTCCTCTCTAATTTCATTGGGTTTGGCATAAATGAAATTTGAGTTATACAAAACAGGAAAGGCTGTCGCCTCTCCAAGTCGCCAAACCCGATACACATATATTGCAATGGGTATCTACGAGAGTACAACAGCCTTATATCTTTGCGATAAAGCGGTCAAAATGGGTATAAAAAATCCCATTTGCAATTAGTATGTTGTTGCAGGTTTGGCGTACTTGCACCGCAAAGATACAACTCAAATTCGAAATACCAAACAAATGCTTTATTTTTCTGCCAACAATGCCATATCAATCAATAAACTCTGTATTTTCGTTAACCTGCTCTTCGCTTTCTACTTTTACAATTGATTTGCCTTTTGGCTTTAAGCGACATTCGGATATTTCTCTTGTCTCTATAAGAGTAAATGATGCGTGGGTGTTATTGGAATATAGGTATTCGCCATCCCAAGTCCATACGCCTCCATGTATATCAGTAAACGTTCCTACGTTAGGTGTTAATGTCTGCAATATTGCTTTACGTCCTACATTTGACAAATTAGTGAATTGTGTGCTGTCAGGATTCATAGCTTTTACTTTTTCGTATAGCTGAGGATCGAGCTGTTTAAGCCACAACAGGAATTTAGGAACATCTTCTTTTTGATAACTGTGTATTATTCCTCCGAAGAGTGCAAGAGGGTAAAAATTAAGTATTTGTTCGGTTATAAACTTCTCGTTGAAGTATTCTCGTCTGATAACCGGCTTTGCGTTTGAAAAAGAACCTCCTCCAATGACAAATTCTATTTTTTCATTAAGATTTAATAGATGAATAGGAATATATACGAAGTCCATAAAATATTCCATTTTCTGCGGTTTTTTCAACGATGTCTTATAAACCTCTTTATGCTCTTGTTCGAAATCTCTTATCCATGAATAGAACTTGCTCGCCAGTCTCGAATATCCTGTTACGCGGCCTCGACTTCCATGAGGGCAATTGCTTTCGTAAGCCAGACAATATCCTTTAGCGTATAACTCACATTTTTCCGGACACTCACAATAAATGATGTGTCCAATAGCTTTTTCTGATTTTTTTTGCTTGAATATCGAATTTGCAGGATTCCATACCCATGCGTCAATTTCCTTTTTCATATTCCTTTCTCCTTTTTCAATATTTTGTTACGAGCCTTGTAGTAGCGTATCAGTTCCTCGTATTCGAAGTCGCTCATGCGCGAGGTGGTTCCGGCGCGAAGCTTCAGCAGATCGAATTCGCGCTGCCCGATTTTTTCCACAAGGTTTGTACGGTATCCTTCGAGGTGGTCGGCTCGGAAACGGTTACAGTGTCGGCACTCGGCGTGGCAGTTCTTTTCATCGAACCGTGTGGCGAGATGTACTCGACTGAAATAATGCCCGCAGTCGGCTTGGTCGAATGGCTTTATCTGGCCGCACGATATGCAGCGGAAGGCTCCGCCCGGCATACAGTCGCGTAACCGGATGTACAGGCTGAACTCTTTGTCGAGCTTTGCTTTCAGGTCGGGTTTCTTCTTGACCTTGATGCCTGCACGGTCGAAGAGTGGCAGGTCGGAGGACTTCTTTTTCTTTGGTTTTCGTTTGAAATAGTATGGCATTATTTAATTCCCCATTCTTTTATGTAATCAATATTTTCAGGAAATCCTTCTACTGGTTCAGGACTGAGAAATATTTTTTCGCTTTTCAATGGCGTGCCTCCCCATACAGTAGCAGAGCATTCTTCATAGTCTTCTTTGGTGACTTCGCTTACAGAAAAGCGAGGCTGATATCCATATCCTTGTACGCTTTCTCCTAAAAATCCTCCAAATTTACCTAAAGCATATTCAAAAGCTATTTCCTTATGAAAGGAATGCTTGGATAATACAGCTGTATATATTTTATGCATGAAATATCCTGTTTCGGTTAAATCGGGGTGGCATCTGATGCAGAAGTATTTTATTTTTGAAAGCACTTCTTTGACGTACTTCTCGTGCTTTTCGCAATCTTCTTGATTAATAAACTCTTTCCCATCTTCGGAAATAAAAATGGTTTTAGTAACTGTTTCTTTTCTCATAATTCATTTTTTTCGGGTTAATAAAAAGCCCCGAAGCATATTCTCCGGGGCCAGACACACACATGATACAAATCCTGTCCGATTTCGCGTCACCTTTTCAGATAGAGTCAGCGGCTAACCGATGCCGCGCGGGTGAATCCCTGCGCTATCTTCGCCCTACTTTCGGATTTGTAGCGGATTACTTGTAAAGGGTTGTGGTAACCGGCAGGACTCGAACCTGCATGAGTTGTCAGTTCTTTGCATCTATGGATTGACAGTCCAATCGTCGAGCATAGCGTCTTCCAATTCCGCCACGGTACCAAAAATAAATACTTTATTAATGATTTTATTTAAACTCTATTTTCTGTTGAAGCACTTCATCGGCGTAGAATTTGTCGAATGATTTTCCGCTTATCCACCAGTTAAAAGCAAATTCTGCATTTGGCATGTTGTTAAATCTATATCCGTTTTTTATCAACCTATTAATTGTATCAATCCATTTTTTACGAACATGCGGAAAACGATTGCAATCTCTTATCTTTTGTTTAATCGAAGCCATCGGACATAAAATACATCCTATTCTTGTATATCCTTCGTCATAAAGTGAACAATGCTGTATGTTCATACCATTAAGGAAATCCCATACATTTTTTTCTGACCAGTGTATTATTGGAGATATCATTATTTTATCTTTCCCATTTACGCAAGTAATCATACTTTCATTGTGTTGGCTAAACTGATCAAAATATTCTTCTTTCTTTTTACCACCAATCAAAGTAGATACTTCTTCCCTTTTTGCTCTTCTCGTACTTTCCTGTTTCCTGATTCCCAATAATGTTATTTTACCCGCTCCCGATACCTCTTTAAATTCTCTACAACACCACCTTATAGTCTGAGTTGGAAGCATCTTTTCCTTTATCGCCATGTCGTATATACTCATCTGTGGCTTTATCAGCTCTACATCCGGATAGTATTTCTTCACGAAACGGATCACTTCTGGTGGATCAACGCTTGTGAGATTCATGTGTGCCTTGAACTTCACGCCTGACATCTTGGCTATGTGGTATAATGCCTGACTATCTTTACCTCCTGAGAATGCTAAGTAGAAACCGTTTTCCGGATCAAGACGCAATGCCATCTTTTCGGATTTCTTTAGCAGATTGATAGAATAGTCTATCTTTTCGGATAAATTCATATATACAAAATTTGATTAACAACAAATTAATTAATATTGGGAATCCATCTATTCTCACGAACCGATGGATTGATGGATAAATTAATAAAACAACAAACAAAAATGCGTAGGCGGTGCCGGAATCGAACCGGCTTTTCTCCCGTGCGGGAGCGTCCTCCCATGTGAACGAACCGCCTTGGCCGGATTATCCGGCGTTTTCGGCTTGGCTGCTTTTGTCTTTCTGACAGTTGCAGCCGCATCCGCAAGTTCAGCCGCAATGGGGAATTGGATTAGATGATTCTTCTATTAATTTTTGCAATCTTTGTTCCTCTTGCTCTACGCGAATTCTTTCGAGAATAATTGTGCTCAAAGAGACAATAGCGGCGTATTGTGCATTCAACAGATTTCTCTTCTGATCTGATAAGATTTCTTGTTTTTCCGCATTTAAGAAACTACCAAGCTTTGCTGCTTTTAAGTTAAAATCTTCTGCTTCAATCAGCATTTTGTCAATGGACGTTTCGGAGCACCGGTATGTCTTTTCAAATTCATCTTTAGGCAACCATGTTTCAACGCCATCATCATATTTTACATGATAGCCTTCAGAAGATTTTTCGTACGTAGACAATCTGCTACTACCTATTGCTACCAACTTTTTATTATCAGCCTCGCCCATTGTCATGGGTTCCGCCTCTACTTGTTTGGTTCCAATGTACTTCTTCATTGTTCAATTTTTAATTATCAATTATCAATTTTCCATTCTCAATTATCCATTATCCCAGCGGATCTTCCCCGCCCTCGCCCGGCTGCTGTGTGTCGTCGGTGCCTTCGTCGGTGTCGTCGGTAGTGGCGGCTTCGGCGCTGAGTGGCAGCCACTCGATGCCGGTCGATACCAGTCCGCGGGTAATGGCTTCGCCGCGCTTGGTGTTTCCTTCGCGCTGCGGGGTGAACTGCACGCGTACGGCTTTGACCTGCTTGTTGAAGTCGAAGTCTTTCTCTTCAGTTACGCCGGTGGTGTCGAGCGTCAGGCGGAAGGTGCCCAGCCCATCGAGGCGGACGGACTTGCCTTGCTTCATGAAGTCGGCCAGCACGCCGGCAAGGTCGCCCAGGACGGCGGCTACGTCTGACTTGCTTACTGTGCTGATCTGCGCGAGGCGTTCAGCTACTTCTTTGGTCTCTACGGGGTTGCCCACTGTGACTGCTTGCGGGTAGTAAACTCCCGTTTCTTTGTGAAATTGCTTCTTGTAAAAAGCCATAATGATTGAGTTTTTTAGTGCTTTCACCAATGTCAGACTTTGGTCGGTCCAATGTCAGACATTGATGCCTCCAATGTCAGACTTTGGTGAAAGCGGGGTTGAACATTGATTTATTTGCTTCCCGAGGGGATGAACCAGTCGGGGATGTAGTCGTAGGATTCTTTCATGGCGCGCATCAGATTTCGATGATTACAATGCCTGTGGCGATGCCGCGGATGTATTCAAGCTGTTCGTCGATCACCTTGTTTTTGTATTCTTCGATGGCTTCGTTGGCACCGGCCGATACAAGGCTCAGGGAAACTTCGCGTCCGTCGACATCGGCGTAAATCTCTACTTCGATTTCTTCGCACGAAAAGCCTTTGAACAACGGGATGTTCAGCTTGAAGGAAGAAGGCAGGTTGGAATCGACTACCTGAGAATAGTTGTCCGTACGGCTTCCGTTTTCTTCCTTGCTTCGCTCAATGTCTTGGTTGACCTTGGCCTTGAAGTTTTTCAGCGTGGAAACAAGCGTCATGTTTTGAGATTTGTCCTTGAAGAATGCGCGGTGCATCTTGAAGAACTGTGACAGCTTGATGGGATCCCAGCGTTTTTCGGCGTTGATGCCGAACTCCTGCATTTCTTTGGATGGCTGTAGAATTCCACCGATTTCCGTCTGATAGTAGTTTGTCTCGTCAATGGTCAGGGCAATTCCCATCTTGTCACGGTTTACGACGATGTGGGTTTTCTGCTGGTCTATCAGCTCTACTCTTTTCTCCAGCCATTTGGATGGTGCGTCGATAGTACCTGCAATGCTTACTTTTTTCGGTTCTTTCGGGTTGAGTGCTACCGGTGCTTCACCTTCGCGCAATACTACTTCGATAGGCGTGCCGTTGTAGTCTTTCGGCACAACCAAGTTGATTTTGTTTTCGCTCATAATTAATTGTCTGTTCCTGTTTTACGGTTAATACTGAATACTGTCTTTTGCATTTCCTGCGGCATGATGGGGCGGCTGTATACCAGTTCGCCAAGGCGGTTGTAGTAGCCGGCCATCTTTTCTTCGTGATAGAGGATTTTCACACATTCGTCTTCGGGGATGTACTCCGATCCTTTCTTGATGTTCTCTAAGAGCTGCTGCTTCTGTTCGTTCAGGGGTTTCAGCCGCTCCTTGTACCCGTCCATCACTTCCTTCTTTTCGGTTTCGATGTCGTTGATGCTGATTGATACCTCGGCCAGCGACTCTTTCTTCTGTGCCAGCTCCTCGGGCGTGAATCGGTGGACATATCCTATCATCTCCACCGCGTCGGCGTTGTCCTTCAGGAACTGAAACCGTTCCTGTTCGGGGATGTCTTGTCCTAAGAATTTTTCCATATATCTCTTATTTTGTCCGTTCTACATACGCCACCCTACCGTTAGCGTCCATCGTCCGCATGGCCGGGCCGCGCTTGGTATAGACGGGGATGTAACTTCTTTCTTTTGCTTTCTCGGATTGATGCGTTCCTAATCGGGTGATCAGTCCTGTTTCGATGTCGCGCAACTCGTTCGTGCCGGTCTTTTGTGGATTGAAGAACCGGGCTACGTCTTGGGGGAATTTTCTTTTCTTTTTCATTGTTTTAATTTTTTGGGTACGATGTTATCTGTTTTTATAAGAATTCTTTGTTTTTTTCTATTTGTTGCTGGATGTGTAATAAGAATGCGCTTTCGTCCGGGCTTGGCAGATAAACCCCGGCCTTTGCGCTCGAAAAGTTTCTGAACCTTTCAATAGCAAGCGTCATTTCGCCTGTAGTCAAATCGGCAGAACTTCTCAACACCTTTATTACTTCACCTTTTTTGTTTATTATTTCTTTTTCAAAAATTTCTTTATTGCACAATCTCTTGAAAATGTCCAACTTGACTTCATCCACGCTATATCCTGTTTCGTTTGCAAACCATCCAAGCAACAAATGCAAATACCTGTTTTGTGCAAGCGTGCGGTTTGGAAGTTTTTTACGAACTTCAACCACCGCCTTTTCCTGAAACAGTTTATTGACGTATTCTTTGAACTTTGGAATGTCGTATTCGTTTTGCAGGTTGAATATGCTCATGGATTAAAAAGGTAATTGGTCTTCAGGTTTTCCCGTTGCATCTACCTGGGGCGGGAATGCGTTTACCATTGTCGGAACGGCTGCGGCTGCTGCGGGTTTGGGTGCATACTGCTGTGCGTCGGATGCGGTTTGTTGCATCGGCTGTTGGGCCGTCGGTGCCGGAGGCTGAGTCTGTGCATTGCGTTGCTCCAGCTTGTAGCAGCGAATGCCGATCATTCTCTTTACTTGTCCGTCCTGCGTCTGCCATTGCCGGCCTTGCAGGGCGAACGATACGGTAACGATGTCGCCGACGTGGAATCTGTCCAGTTCGGCACACTTGTCTTCGCTCAATTCCAGCGGAAGGATGTTGTCGTACGGGCTTCGTTCACGGGTGTATGGGTCGTAAGTGGTTGCATCAAGCAAGAACTCACGCTTCTTGAATGTCGCCCCCGATTTGGTTGGGATTTGGACGGTCTGCCCGATGGACAGGAGGCGTCCGGTGATTTGGTTTGCCATTTCTTATTATGATACTTTTACGGTTACACTTCCACAGACAGGCGTGTCTGTCATATACTTTTCGTACAGGCCGGGGTAGTCGCGGTCGAAAGCGGCACGGTCGAATGTTTTGCGGATGCTGTCTTTCTTGCGGATGAAGGCGATGTTATTCCCTTTCCACGAATAGACTCCTGCCTTGACCATTTCCTGCATCACGTGATCAGTGAGGTCTTTTTTCTGATCGGCCCAGTATTTACACTGGTTGCATATCTCGATAATAGATTCCTCGGCCTCGCGATACTTTTCTGGCAACGTAAGTTCTACCGAAGGATATGGGTTCTGAAACTTTCGACCTTCGGCTTCGGCAGTCAGCAGGTCGATAATCATTTCGCTGGGTATTCGTTCTACAAGTACCAGTTCGCCCGTATCATCTCTTAGCCACAAGGCAAACAAGCGTACTACTTTTGCCCCGGGGTTCTGTAGTTCGAACAGATAAGCGTATATGCTGAGCTGCCAACGGACGTAATCGCGGTCGAGCTTGTAGGTTGTCTTGATGTCGCCAAGCGAAAACTCGCATTCGCCATCACGATATACCTTGTCGATGCACGATGCGAAATGCTTACCGTCGGATACCAGATATTCGCTGGCTTCGTGGTGCAGGTCGTGCATTTCCTTCAGGAACTGATATTGACGTGCTTCGGTGCTGTCGTGCGTAACGCCAAGTTCGTCCACCAGCTCGCACACTTCGTGAACGTACGACCCGCGCTCGGCAGCCTGATCAAGAATGTACTTCGGTACTTCGTCGTACTTATTGGGGAATAGCTGGTTGGACAGCATTCCGGTGATGCCCTGCAGCTGCACACCGTCCAGTGTGTAGGTGTGAGCCGAGGGATCAAATATTACGTGTGATTTAATGAGCTGCATAGTTACGAAAGTTGTTTTTTGCGTGCCGACAAGGCTTCCATAAATCTCTTGTCGGTGTGCAATACCTGATAATTGTTGTAGATTGACACAAGCGTCTCTTTTGTAGTGGCAGCGTTAATTTCCTGAATGGCTAGCGGAAGGGATTCGGGGATTTCCGGATTTTCTTCGTTCTTTTCTTCTTGTGTCAAGCTGGAATACTTGGTTGTAACATTTTTGTAATACACGTCTGCTGCCATGCCCAGTGCCTTGCTGGCTACCGATATGGCATCGGTAAGGGCCATCTTGTAGCATTCGTCGTTGGTGTAAGGGCCGCTCTTTTCCTGCGATACAAACGAGTTTCCGCCAATGCCCGGTATAGGTTCGCTCCACTCTCCGTTTTGTTTTACGTACAAGTTGATTGTTACGAAAGCTGCTACAGTTCCGCCGGCTCCGTTTTCGAGCCACATTCGGGTCACTTCGTACTTCCAGCCAAACCCGCACGGGCCAAATACTGCGGTCAGCATCTTGATGCGCCACATGGGGTTGATGTCGGACATTCCTTTCATACGTCCCGCCTGAATGGGCTTCTTCGCTTCCTTCGGGACTTCTCTGATCCGATCGTAAATGGATAAGTTATTGTTCTTTTCAGCCATAATGGTAGGTATTAAAAGAAAAACCGCCCTTGCAAGGGTAAAGGGGTAGCCTGATCGGGGCATCCCTCACGGCTTTTGGCAAGGTATGTAGCACTAACCTTTTCTGCGGTTTCTCGGGGTTTAGTTCCCGCAGGCGTTCCGATGGTGGCCTTACTGCTTCCTTGCGGAAAGCTACGGGAAGGAAATAAACATGGCAAATCAAGAATTATGCGTATCTGGATAAGCCCTGAACGCTGCACAGGGCATCGTAGTCCATTCCGTCGTCTTGCTCTTCTTCTGTTAAGCAGGAAAGCATGTCTTCGTAATAGTCGATGTCGTCCGTTATAAGCTGAACGGCTTCGCGGCGCGTGTCGACGTTGAATGTCAGGCACACAGTTTGCTCTTCGGCGTTGTGGGCTATCTGCAGGTCTTGATACAGACTATCAAGCTGCTTCTCTATTTCGTATCTGTCCATATATTGAGATTTTATAGTTTCTGAGAAAAGGCCGGCACTATGCTCGCGCACCGCGGCGGCAAAATGAAAATAACAAAAGAATTGAATAAGTTTTGTCACATGCTATTTTCGCAAACCGCATGGAGAAATTTAGTTATGATAAACACAAACACATTGAATTGAAAATCGTATCTATATATTGTTCTGATATATTTCACTATAAACCTGACTATGCTCGCGCACCGTCAGGTGAAAACCATTAAATAACTAAATCTAAAAAAGCCTTGTATATCCTCACGGACAGCAATGGCGAACAAAGTATGAAAAAACACACAGTCGAAATGTATTCATCTGTATTGTTGCCGCAACGGGACTTGAACCCGTGACCTTTTTCGTGAGTTCACGAAAATGTTCTGACCACCTGAACTATGCGGCATATATGTAACTACTCTTATTATAGTGTAGTATGAACTAACTTAACCACGCTGCTCTCACCGGACAAGTCTACGGATCTGCTTTTCACGCTTCGGGTTCTTCTCGGCCATCAGTATAATGCCTGTTTGAGAGGCTGACCGCTACTGTAACGTCGTTAGATACGAGAAACTGCGATTCCAAGCGTTGACCGAATTAATAAGGCATCATCGGTTTATCCTTAGTAGCCGGTGCAGGATTCGAACCTGCTCCTATCCGCCATGTCCCAACGGATTGTGCGTACGATACACCAACAGGCTCCAGCACATTCAAGTGCCTATATCTCCGACGCCATCACCACTGCGTCGATATTCTCCTTACTGTACAAGACAATGCGGTTGCTAAGCCTGAATATCTTCACACGTGGATTCATGTTGATGCAGGTCTCGATGTACCGCTCCGACACGCCTAAGTAGCTGCATAGCTCCTTCTTGCTTAGCCAGACCTTCGGCACTTGCTGAACAACTCCTATATTCCTGCTGCGTCCCATATATTTATCATTTACAGGTTTCTTCTTTCTTCTTCTGGTCGGCTTTAGCCTGCATGATGCAGAACACGCCGATCAACGTCAGCACCAGCACGTCGCAAACAAGGCTGGCCGTGAACATCCGGTAGTGCGACAGAACTTGGCTGATTGCTATTCCGGCGACGCTTGACACGATAAGCGATAGTGTAATGGTAGTAGGTTTCATATCTTTCTTCATTTTTTGTTGCTATTCTCGTAAACTCCGCCATATACCTCGATGGCCCGTTTCCTGATCACGTCCGCCAGCTGTGAATTAACAGTGCCCTTCAATGCTCCTCGTACAGATATGGAAGAGCATTTGCAATCCCGCTCCAGCTTCCGCATTACGCCGTGGCGTACGATGATTTCACGTTTGATTCCCATTTTTTTTACGTTTTAAACTTGTTCCCTCTCCGGTAAACTCACCCGGACTTCGAAAGGCTGTTCTTTGAGGGAAAATCATTACATTTGCGTTGTCAAACCAAAAAACGTAATGATTATGCCAAAATTTGTAGAATTAACCGATGGTACAAATAAGTACCTTGTCAATGTAAATCACATTATTGCCATTACTCCTGACGGAGACAAAACTTGTGTATATGTCACTACTTTCTGTGGAAACACTGACCGCATTGTGTGTAATCAAGATTATTTATCGTTAATGTCTCTCTTAAAAGAATAGCGGTAAATCGGTATTCCAAGCAGCAGGATGGTTACCGTCCTGCTTGTTTCTGATTCTTCATATCTCCACCCGATTTTGTATCTGTCTAACGATAAAGCCGTCACTCTCTTTTCTATAATTGCTTTCATATCATTTCCTTTTAGTTTCAATTACCGGAACTTTCGACACCTTGCAGCCATACTCTTTAATCGCCGTTTCTCGGATAAGATCCGGCTGTTCTCCATACGTGGCGAAACGAAGCGCGTTTCTCACTGTAGGCTCCGTAACTCCGAACCTTTTCGCAAGCATCGGAATCACGCCTCGGGAATACAAAATTCTTTGTCTATACATCTGTTTTTCGTTTATAATTATTATATTTGCTATCTACTATTCCGTTTTCGATTTGAAAGCGGTTTGGTTATTGATTACGATGCAAATATAAGAACATTTGTTCTAACTCAAAAACAATAATACAAAAATATTAATTCATTTGTTCTATTTAGACAATATATAAATAACACAGAGAAATAACTTATTGATTATAAACAATATGAATAAAAAAGTAAAAAATGTGTTTAGATGGATAGCAGTTCTTCCAGCGTCTATTGTTGGCACATTTATAGGATATGCCTTAATAATATTTAATGGAAGCATCGTTCGGGGTTACAATGGAGAATCTACAAATGTATTTAGTATTACAGATATAATTATGTTTGTACTTGCTAATGTAATTTCAGGTGCCGCATTTGTTTATGTAGGTACATATACAGCTCCAGATTATAAGAAAACAACAGCAATTTTGCTTACTGTTTTATTTTCGGTATTTGTGACTATATCAGGAATTATGGAGTTAAGTATGAATGGAATAGGATCTACTTTTTGGGGTATTGTTATATCATTAATATCTGCCGTAGGTTCATGTGTAAAAATCTGCAATAAGAGACAAGAAGAATTGGAAGAGATGAAATGAATTTTCATTTCAACTATTATAAGAACGTTTGTTTTTAATTATAGAAAGGCTATGGAAGTAGTTCAAAGAATTAAAGATTTAGTAAATGATAAAGCAAAATCTAAAAGAGAGTTTGCTGCATTGATAGGTATTGAGCAGGTTACCTTTAATAATTACATGATAGGTAAACGTAGTTTGAGCTATGATACAGTTGAAGCTATTCTTCGTACATTTCCAGATATTTCAGCAGAATGGTTAATGCGTGGAGAAGGAAGTATGTTGAAGTCTGAATATAATGAAGACAAACCAAAGATAAGCTATACAACTGGTGTTCCTTACTATAATGTAGATTTTATTGGGGGTTTTGATATAGTCCTAAACGATCAGACTGTTAAACCTGAATATCTCATAGACTTTAAGATGTACAACACTGCCGAGTGCTGGTGTAATGTCACCGGTCACAGCATGGAGCCTGAAATTTCGCAAGGAGATATTATCGCTCTTAAGGAACTTCACGACTGGCAGACTTATATCCCTTCTGGGGAGATATACGCAATAGTTACAACAGAACACCGAACAATCAAGCGAGTAAGCCCAGGGAAGCATGAAGGATATATATTGCTTACTCCATCTAATCCATCTCCGGAGTATGTTCCACAAGAAATACCGCTGTCGATTGTACAGAGGGTTTATAGGGTGCTGGGGTGTATGAAGAGACTTTAGTATATATAAATTTCGTTTTTCATTTTTTATGAAGCGTTTTTTACTAATATTGTCTATAATTAGTGGAATTTTTCTTGTATTATCTATTGGATCTATTGATAATTATATAAAAGAAAACTTATACTCAATTTTATATTTAGATATTGTTGCTATTTGTATAATAGTAATATATTTATTGTATAGAAAAATGGATATTATTAAAATTGAGTGTGATAAAGAAATTAAATATATTAAAAAGATATGTGATAATCGTATTTCTGATTTTAGAAAATCCACTAATAAAGAAATTGATAAATTAAACAAAGATTTTTCATATAAAAAATATAGAGTAGAAAAAGATTATCAAATATTAAAAATGAAATTAGAAAATGAAATAAAGCGAAAAGAAGAAAGATTTGAATATATACTTAAATCTACAGATCCATATGATACTGTATCGTCATTATATGCAGATGTGTTATTATATATATATGATGAAAGTATATACTATTTAAAGCATAAAAAGCATCCAGCTATTGTTGAAGCTAAAAACATTTCTGAATTAAAAAAAGAAACAAAAATGTATATAGCTGAATATCGTGAAATGCTATATAAATATGAATTTTTGCTTAAAACATTCCCAGAGTTAAAAAAATATGTTGATGAATATGATACATTAAAATTATTGAGAGGAGATGAAAAATATAGTGAATTTATAAGTAATAGAGATAATGCTATAGATTATTTGAGTGTAGATGAGTGGAAGAAGTTAGGTATTGATGATAGAAATCAATTGGCTCTTGATAGATACAAACTAAGGAAGAAATCAAATTGGGTTATTGGAATAGAATATGAAATGTATATAGATTATTTATTGAGAAAATCTGGATATGTAACTATTCCTAATGGGAGCTTAAGAGGCCTTGAGGATTTAGGGCGTGATATTATTGCATTTAAAACTGATAATAATGGGAATAAGATAGTTTATATCATTCAATGTAAAAATTGGGCGTCAAACAAAGAAATACATGAAAATGTTGTATGCCAGACATTTGGTACGGCTGTTGAATATATGATAAAACATAAAGATGAATTGTTTACAAAAGTTTACCCTGTAATATATACAACTGCGCCTTTATCTGATATGGCAAATGAATTTGCTAAAAGATTGGATGTTTCCATTTACGTAGTTAAAAAAGGAGAATATCCTATGATTAAATGCAATATTAGTAATGATGGAAATAAAATATACCATCTGCCTTTTGATCAGCAGTACTATAGAACTGAAATTAAAAAGTATGGAGAATTTTATGCTTGGACAGTAAAGGAAGCCGTTAATGCAGGATTTAGAAGAGCATTTAAATATAGTGGTAATAAATCAAATTGATATTTATGAAATACCTTTTTTTAATAATGTTTTTGTTCATATCAATATTTAGTTTTGGACAAAATGAGCGTTGGGATAAAGATAATTACATTTATTCAAATTACGAATATGGGTTTTCTTGGACATTACCAAATGAAGTTTCTTGGAAGATAATTACAGGAACCGAAAAGCATACTGTTTTTAAGGCATTTCAGCCAGATACATATATAAATGTTTTTGTAAACGCAAACAAGATTGAAGGGAAAAACAAATCAAAATATGACATATCAGATATTTATAATTATATAATAGAAAAATCAGACAGCATTGATAAAGTAGTAGAAATAAACACTGGGATTAAAACTATTTCTCACAAATTTAAGAAGTGTTTATTTTGCGGTCAAAATGCATATAAGTCATATCAACATACTATGCTAAAAGATGACCGATACGATGATCCGATAGAATTTATATCAACTTCGTATTATTACATATATAAAGGAATTAGTTACGCTGTCACAATAAAGATGCATAAAAACGTATATGATTATGAAGGTGCAAATGATTTTATTAATGAGATTTTTAGAGGATATACAATAGTAAATAAATATTAGATATAAAATATCATGAAAACAGACTGGTATAAAATAGCAAAGGTTGTTATAGCTGTGATAGCATTATTCTTCTTCTATTTATATGTACTAAATGGGAGATACTATATTAACAATGGAGTAATTGTCGATAAGTGGCTTAAGGAAGTTTATCATCCTAATAAATGGATAAGTAAATGACTTATACACACGTGTTTTTCATATACGTGCAAATTTTGTGCAAATCGAAATTTATTAATTAAAAAACCACTGTTTTACAGTTCTTTATATTAAATAAAATACTGCTTTGGGAGCAGGGGGTCGTGGGTTCGAATCCCGCTACCCCGACAAAGAAATAAAAGCCTATCATCTTGATAATTAGCAATTAAGATGGTAGGCTATTTTCATCTTGTAGATTAAAAAAAAGGAAAAACATCTCACTTTTGAGATAAAAAACTTATCCTTTTACGTATCCTTAATTTTTTAATCTATATGGCTACTCTAAAACTAACAATCTTCAAAGCTAAGGTTCTTAAGAATGGCAAACATAAAATCAGAGTCGCCGTTTGCCATAAAACTGAGACTTCTTACATCGTTACCAATGTGATCATTGATAATGAATCTCAATTTAAGAACGGTCAAATAGTCAAGCGGCCAGATGCTTCTATATTAAACATGAAATTAAGGAATCTCCTTAATGAATATCAGGAAAAACTTGACTCTATCAAAAATAAGTCTGTATACTCATGCCAGCAGCTAAAGAATATGCTTATACATAGCAACGCGGAGCAAGACAATACTACCTTCCAAAGTGTATGTATAAGCTACGAAAAGGAACTAAAAGAAAATGGAAGCTATAAGTATGCTGAAATGCTAGAAAGAAACAGACGGTATTTTACGGAGTTCACAAAAGGGGATTTCATGTTAGCCGACATCACTCCAGAAATCATAGAAGGATATTCCAGATTTCTTCGGAAGACCAAAATGGTTGGAGAATCCACAAATGGAATCATGATGAGGAATACCAAGACTGTCATTAATCGTGGAGTAAAGAAACGAATAGTAAAGTATGAAATACATCCTTTTATTGATTTCTCCATCCCGTCAGCCCCAGTCCGAGAACTCGACATACCTCTAACGGTGTTTAACAAGATAAGACTATCGAACCCTAAAGAAAGAAGATTAAGGATAGCAAGGGACTTGTTTTGTCTGTCGTTCTATCTTGGAGGAATTAATCTTATAGACTTGCTTCAGATCGATTTCCGCAAGCCAGATTTGGAATACATAAGAACTAAAGTCAGAAATACGACTAATGGTGTAATGACGATAAGACTTACTATCCCCCACCCGGCCAAAGAGATTGCTGAACAGTGGATGAACAGGAATACCGGGCATTTGGATTTTGGCTATAAGTTCTCCTATGACAATTTTATCAGATACATTACACGTCTTCTAAAGGCTCTTGCAAAACAGCTTGGAATAACGGAAAAGGTTGTCTATTATTCTGCACGAAAGTCATTTGCACAGTACGCCTCAGAAATCGGTATCCCCGATGGCATAATTGACTACTGCTTAGGACACTCGGACAAATCCAAGGGAGTTATCAGATACTACACGAAAGTCCGGCAAAAACAGGCGGATATGGCTATTTCCCGTGTGATTGATTATGTGAACAACCCGGAGTTATATAAGGAATACATTGAACTTCGGCAGGATATTATGTTGATGAGAGGATAATTTGTCTGACACTTTATTCCTTGTTTTATGTAGTAGTAATGGAGCTGCTACATAAATAACAATATTATGAACAATATTTGTAAAAACATCCCGTGCTCGTTAGAAGCATGGGTTGGAGCAGATGAACCTGTTCTAGAAGAGGTGAATCTTTACTTCTCTCGCAAAGATGAAGTGAAGGAGTATTTAAACAGAAAACTTCAAAAGTTCAAAGGAGAAATGGTGGAGTGCTACGTTTATCAATTCTACAAGGGTAAACCACGTGAAATACCAGTGTGCTTTGAAGTGAAGTAACTGTAATGTACAAGAACATTATAGACTATTTCTGTTGTAAACAGGTAGGTGGCCTTTTGACCACCTACTTTGTTTTTTCATGCAATATACCTACATTTGCCACCATTATCACGGAAATCACATACAATGTCCAACAGAACTTGTTCGATACCGTGGATCGGGAGAAGAGAGAGCGTTTGATGAACGCCATTGACAGTATCAACGGGAAACACGGGCACTCCGTTAAGTTGGTAGTCCAAGGTCAAGGCACAGGCTGGAAGCTGAAACAGGAGCAACTATCCGAGCATTACACGACGGATCTTGGAGAGATTATTGAGATAAACTGCAAGAATTGAGAGGTTTTATATATAGACTCAATTAGAAATAATAAGACCATTTCTGATTTTATCCGCTCTATAGTAAAATTCATCAGGGGTTTGACACATCATAAAATTCAAGTTGATTATATTGTTTTAAATACGACAATCGATTATTTGTTAATATCTTTAATTGCCATATCAAGTCATCATAGCCATCCTGTCTATAATAATAAAATGTAAATTTTTTACTCTTGCAATCTGGTAAAGTTTGTGATTTAAAAAAATCATCAAAATAGGAATGGTCAGTTTGCCCCAATGAATATCCAAAAAAAGTAATATTCTCTGCACCCTTTAAGATTCTAATTAGTCCATTAATATTTTGGACTTGGTTATATGATTTATATAAGAAAACATGTTCTTTAGCTATTTCAGCACTGTCTTCTATGCCGAAAACAATATTATCATTTGATAGGCTGCCATGTATATGGTTTATATCATAATTATTACATGAAGGGAAATATTCTCGTTGGATTCTTTCGATTATTTCTGTATAGTTAAAAGTTAATATATATGTAGAAAATTTCGCAGTAAAGACATTTGATATAATATTATATGCAGTCTTATGATTAAGATCTACAGAACAGTTTGTTACTTCTCTAAGGTATTCTCTCAATGAATAACAAATCTCATAATAGTTATGTCTGAGATATTTAATTAGTCGTTCTTTCCCTATACAAGGATGAAAATTATCACCTACTTTATAAAATAGATGAATAGAATATTGGTATAATTCTTTTTCTATATCTATCCATCTTGAATTATTAAGACATAACTTTAAGTGTTCAGCCAGAGTATTATTTGTAATTGATTTAAAAATTTCACTATTCAGAAAATCAGAATAGGACGTTTTAAATCCAAGGCTTAAGTCAAAGCCATTACCTACAATTAATACATTATTATAATTAACTATATTCTTATCCATAACTCTATTTGTTTTATATATCAAAAATAGTAATATCAACTGAATTCTCAATAGTCATAGACACAAAAATCCCCGACCACCCTTATGCAGCCGGGGAAACTTGTCAACGACAAGTAAAACTTCTACGTCGCTAATATACTACTTTTTCCGTAACTTATATAACAACCATCCGATAATTATCAATGCTGCCGTGATTATTATCCCGAACGCCCATCCACCCAGCTCCAGCTTCATCTGCTGCCAGCGGCTGAGTTCCTTTTCAACGGGATACGGCTCACGGATGGTATCTGTCCGGTTGAAGTACATGGTATCGCGTACTATCTTGTCCCTATATATGTACTTATACTTTTCCATCCACACGGTATCTCCTTTTTCACGTATGTAGATGCTGTCATGCTGGTATATGCTGTCACGCTGCACATGGTTTATATAGATGCTGTCTGTCCTGACGGTCTCGACAGGTACGTACTTCACGCTCCGGCACGAGCACAAGGTAGTTACTAAAAGAAAACAATAAATCCATTTCATAGCTTGCAACATTACTTTCCACATTATTATATCAGCTTGCAACACTATTCGCTAATGCTGCAAGCACCGTTCATCCTACCATTTTCGTGAGGTCACGAAAATGATCATGGGGCTATCAGTCGGCCACATCATACGCCTAAGTATTCGCATATACCTTGTACATGCAATTCGACAATCGCCTTCTTTCCCTCCTCGGATAGCAAGTAGTCCACATCCTCCTTGTTGTCCTGGAATAGGTTCTCCGTCAGTACAGCCGGGCACTTGGTGTTCTTCAGGATATAGAGATGTCCTTCCTTGTCAGGATCGCCATCACTCTCGTCTTTGCGAAGCTTGAAGCCGACCCGTTCAGCAGCATTATATAGGCAGGTCGCCAGCTTATCGGCCTTCGTCTTGCCAACAGATGTCCACGCCTCCCAGCCTCGTGCACTCATCCACTCCGCTCCATTTCCTGCAGCGTTGCAGTGGATGGAAATCAAAATAGCCTCACTTGCTTTGTATTCATTCACTCGCTTGCATCGTTCAGCCAGCGGCACATCTACTTCTTCTCGCACAATGCGTTCGGTATCGAGGCCACGTTTGCGGAGTTCATTCACAAGGCGTTCTGCAATCTCACGGGTGTAGGCGTATTCCAGCAGTCTGCCGTCAGGAGAACGCTTCCCGGCGGTGTTGCTTCCGTGGCCATTATCAATCAGTATTTTCATAATTCATTTCTTTTAGTTAATTTTGCAACACATTGCTCTTCACTTCATGACTTGAGGGGCATGCTTCCAAGCAGGGGCTGTCCGCAGGGATAGTCCCTTTTCATTTCGTCTCATCCTTCGTCACCTCCTCGATAATCTCACCGGCTGACGCATACTTTTTTTTGATATATTCAACCAGCAACCTCTTAATCGACACCTTATTCTTGATACCGTGGATGACGCAGATATGCTCCATGATAGAGTCGAACTCAAACACGATGGCCAGCCCAAGGCCGCACATGGCGGAGATTGTATAAGAACAGATACCAACCGGCTGCAGAATAGCGATGCCCAGCATAAAGCCGAGTACCAGGTACGAATTGTATTCAATGAACTTGCACATCGTCCGTCTGCCGGCACGTGAGAACCTGAAATCCTCGCCACGCTTGACCACGCTGTCGATAATTCCGAGAACGAAGTCTGCAATGATCATCACGACGATAAACACCAGCATCCAGCGAAGTTCGAATACAACACCCTTGATCTCTCCGATAAAAGAGTAAGCGCCGGCAACTGCCAGCTGCGGGGCTATGGTGTGCAGCAGCTTCTCCATTACTCCTTCTTAACTTTACCACCGAACAACTTGGCCAGCCATTCCGAAGTAACTACTGACACTATTCCAGTCGATGCCAAAGCCACGAACAGTGCATCGATGACCACGATCCAGATACTTGCATCCGACGGAGGAAAGCCGAGATTCATCCACCAGGAGAAAAAGGTTACAACTACGCCAACGACTGCTGTCACCCACATGCTAACCCAACGGTTCATAGGGTTCTGCAGCTTTCCTGCGATGAAACCTACCACTGCTGGAACTACTACGGTAGCCAACCCGACAAAGCTCTTAAAGCCATCAAGGAAGTCAGCCGTCACTGATTCACTACCTGCGGCTTGGGCCGCGAAAACACTCACTACGCACATCAAAAGTGCAACACACATGAAAATCAGTCTTTTCATAACAAACATGCGATTACCTATACATCGCGAGGTTCTAAGTGTTATACAATCACATTGAAAAGTGTCTCCAACTCTTCACCATTGAAATCGTTAGATGCGGCAAGCTTGCCGAATGCTTCTTCCGACAGATGACCGATCGTCAGTGTCAATTCTTTATCGTCAAGTTCTTGCAGCATTTTGCGTACTGACCTGTCGTAAGAAGTGAAGTATTCATTCAACTCTTTCAGGTCGGAGTAAGAGAGCAGGCCATCCTGCTTCTTCTCCTGGATGGCTTCGTTGTGCTTCTGAGCCTTCTGCTGCATGTCATCGAAACGGTCGTCCTGCAGGGCGCGGCGTCCTTCTTCGGTGTCTTTGTCGTAGGTCTCGGCCACGGGTCGCAAGGCGCGCATGGCTTTGATGACGGTCAACTTGTCGGCCTCGTCCATCTTGGTGAGCTTGGCCCGTTTGAGGATTTTGTATGCTTTTACTGCTTCAATTGTTTTCATATTACTTTGTTTTAGTTCTTAAACACTCAGCGTTTTCTCAGAATAGCGAGATTCCAATTCAGATACAAGAGAGGATATTTCAACCGAAACGGCCGCTACATTCTCTTGCTTCATGTTGTTGTAGTTGTATTGCAGTTCGTCTCCGCTTTGGTAAGCGTTTACGTTTCCTGCATACACTTCCGATTTGTTGATTGACACATTTAACGTGTCTAACTTCTTAGTTGTCGGATTGATGCGATAATCGCCTGTAATCCGATACTCTCCATTGGTGTACTCTACATTTCCACCGATTGTTTCATTTGTTACTGTAATCATAATTGTAATTATTGATTGTTAGTATGCTACTTGTATGGTCTTTTCATACAGTTTTGCGTTGTATTGGTATGTCATCTCAATGCGTATCTGATCTCGGCTGGTTCCACTCTGTATAATGGTGTTGAATACGTCACCGCTTGCCTGAACTTCATATTCAGCCGTACCTCCTGCTGGCACATTAATTGCTACCAATTCGTAACTTTGAAAATAATACGTACCTCCGCTTCCAACTATGTTTAGTTGGTATTCGTTGGCCGTCATAGAGTAAGCAGTAGAACGTTGATTTTTTATTTTGAAACGGAAACGGAATGTTCCTTGGCCAATAGTAATCGTTCCTATCGTCTGATAGTCTTGGTAAGAATACTCGCCGAAAGCAATTTCGACCAGACTGAACAATGGAACGTTGTCGAACTTCTTTAGCGTAAACTCGCCTTTTTGTTGCCATGTATCAGCAAAAGGCAATGGAATAAATGATGCGGAAGGCTGGTTTGTCTCCAGCACGAATGCCTGGTCTGATTTGAAGCTACTGGCAAGTAGATAGTATTCCACCTTTGAACCACTGTTGAAGTTCATCAGCGGTGCGTCGTCCCGATGCAGGTTGACGTATGGATCTTCAGTTCTGTCAATAAACTCCTTCAGCGTTATCGCACTTGTCTTTACGTAGTACTTGTTGCTTCCGCCCAGTATGGCCAGAGCCAGGTACATATTCTCAAGCAGGCTGTTCGCCTGGATGAGGTTGAGTGAATCGGCGGCATTCTTGTAGCACATCACTTGGAAGGCATATACTTCCTGCACCGACGTGTCCCACTCGAAGATGGTTTCAGCCGTGGAGAACAGAATAGGCGGTTCGGCGGCGTGATTGTAACCGATAAAGTCGCACAGGCGGTAGGGCGAGTTGTCGCCCCCCTTGGGCGGGACGTATTCGTACGAGTTGGCGTTCACCGCGTCGAGCACGGTGCTTTTGGCAGTTACAGGCTTGATTCCGTAGTCACCGTTCTTCAGTTGCGCCTCAGTCAGTTCACCGATGGCGGGGTAGTCAATGGGTTTGTATTTCGCCCACTTATTGATTCTTCCATGTAGATTCGAGCAGATATAATTTATATTATATCCACTCTTCCGTTTCCTTACGCCAAGTACCAAGTAAGGATCTTGCGGATTGATCGGATTCGATATTATACCATTACTATGACTCATAAAAAAATATTTTATAGTTTAACTTTCGGGTTCTTCCCACGCCTTCTTGTGGGCTATATATCCTTCCGCCTGTATAATACCATCAACTTGTACGTCTCCGGTCACAAAGAGATTACCGCGCACTTGTATGTCTCCTTCTATCCTACCTCCAGCTGGAGGAAGATAACGCACAACCTCTTTCTCTACTACCTTTTCAACTGTTTCGAATACTGTGATGTTGGCGTTGAATACTTTCGCCAACCATTGAATGAGTTTCTTCATGCTGATAATCTATTAAGTTTACATTTCAGTTCTTCGTTTTCTTTTTCTAATCGGATAACTCGTTGTACAATGTCTTCTTGTATTCCGATGGTCTGTTGCAACGCCCCAGCAATGAGATTGATATAATCAGCTGATAGATAGTTGATTGATCCGTAACCATCCTCTTCCATATGACAGAATTTTGATAATTCCATCTTGATTGCGCTCTGGTAAATCAATCCTATATGCTTCTCTTTATCCACCTCACCAATTTTTCTGGAAAAAGCCTTATCATTGTAGTAGAAGTCAACTACCTGGCCTAATCCCATCAACTTGCGTCTATAGTCTGTCTTTTTATCAATAATTGTTTTAAGTCGTAAATCGGACACGTTAGAAGCTGCAATATTCCCATTTACGTGAAGTTTTGCTGTAGGAGATGTAGTACCGATTCCAACATTACCACCTAAAGGATTAAGCAACAAGCTAAAACATTCGCTGTTATTAGTATTCCTCTGTGATTGCAACGATGTTGCTCCGCTATTATAATACCTGATTAGTAGTCCATAAGGATTTGTAGGGTAAGTAATGAATTTAAAAATCGGTTCTTCTCGTTTCGAGCCAGTATAAAATGCTATAAATTCACCTTCGAACCTCGAATTTCCTACAATATGGAAATTTGAGGAGGGAGCTGTCGTACCATATCCGAAATTTCTAGCAGAATTTATAACTACTACAGGAGAATTGTAAGTACCTCCATAGTAATGATATATCAATGAATTGCCACTGCCATAACTTGCTGCAGAATTGCCTAGATTTGCTCCACTATATCCATTGGCGACGAGGCCCATTACCCAATTTGAACTCGCGCCATGAAATATAATTGATCCTTCATTGGTGAGTTCAAGATATCTATTAGACGTACCTCTACTAAACGTTATCCAATCGACATTTGACATGGAACCTTGAACATTATTAGTTCCATCAAAACTTTGTCCCCAAAATGTTCGTGATGTCTGTAATTTGCTGGCAGAAGCAGCATTACCTGTTGCCAAGAGGAAGTTGCTTCCTTTGGTCAACGTTAATGTATTCCCGCTGAGATTGGCTGTCGTTACAGCATTTCCACTTCCAGATATATTAATAGCAGTAACCCCACCAGTACTTCCGCTCCCAGATATATTGGTTTTCTTTACAGTCAGCGTATGACCAGACAAAGTAATATCTGACACGGCGTTACCACTGCCACTGATAGTAATAGTATTGACTCCGTCCGTTATGCCATATCCAGACAATGTGGTAGGTTTACCACTGGTAATGTTCGCCCAACTATGGTTATGTGTCGGAATGGACGTGAGAAACCCCTGACTATTGACCCACGATTGAGTGGCATACCCAGTCAATGCTGTTGTCAAATGGTTGAGTGCTATCTGCTCGGTTCCTGCATCTGCCAGATACTCCCACATTTGTTTTTCTGTCATTCCATCTCCGCTACTTCCGCTTTCTTCTCCTTCGTCAACCCCCTTCGCACTCATCCAACCATTGGAATAAAATCCTATTGCGGTACCATCACTTCCCTTCACGTACAGAGCCTTGTTCGTTGCATCCCAATAAATTCTTCCATCTCCAACCTGTATATACTGTTGTGCTGTTATACCTCCGAGAAAATTGGATATCGTAGCATATATATCAAGTGTGCTAATATAAGAACTATTTAAGGCAGAAATACTTAAATTCTTACCAGCACCTGACTGTAACCAGTTTCTTCCGGAAGTTTTATCGTAAAAAAATCTGCCCAAATTGTCATTCAACCAAAAACCTCCACTAGAGTATAAAGTTCCAGACGAGGATAGATTCCCACTCATGGTAATATCGATCACATCAACCAGAGAACCTGTGACGTTGTTTGTACCATCGAAAAGTCTTCCCCAAATTGTACGTGCTGTTTGTAGTTTAGTAGCCGAAGCAACATTACTGTCCGTGAATGCGAATTCTCTCCATGCGGTTTTACTTGTCACACTATTTCCTCCTCCTCTGGCAAACCATCTATTTGTATTATAAGAGCCATATATTTGGTTTGCAGATGAATATGCTGCTGTTGCGTATATTAGAGATCCAGCTTCTTGGATTGGATAATGTCTATCAGTTGTGGCGTTTGCGTTTAAGCTGTTTGTCATTATTCCAATCCCGTTAACTGAATCAAGGTCAACTAATGGACTTTGGTCTGCACGAGCAAAAGCGGACGACCTCAAGCCGTCCAAATATGTAGCATATATTGAAGATATGTTTTTCGTTGTACCACCGACAGTTATACTAAAATTTGTTGTTGTGTTTGATGATAAAGAGGTCAGCAACTCAGATTTGTGAGAACCGTCCAATAAATCAGCGTCCAACCCGCTACCTGCACCATCGTTTCCTTCATGCCAAACAATGTTACCATCAATAGTGAACCCTTTATTATTTATTAATACATTTAATGACGTCAATTTTGATCCATTAAAACCACTTATAGTTCCATTTTGATCATTTTCTTTTGACGACATATCTCCCAATTGCAACCATCCTCCAGTGTAGTCGCCAACCAGTCTAGCTCCTTGGTTATTCATTTTCACAACCAATGCTCCTTCCATTGTGTCTCCCGACACATCTACGTATCGATTGTCTGCTTCTGTCTTTGTGTAGGCATCAGTAATTCCATATCCAGCCAATGTGGTAGGTTTGCCTGTTATATTACCCCACACAAGGCTCGGAACAATCGAAGACTGCGGAACATTTATCCATTTTGTCCCGTTCCACTTCAACAAGTCGTTAGTTGCCAAACTTGTCAGAGACACATCAAGTAAATCAGAAAGATAAGAAGAACCACTTCCGCCTTCTTCGCCTTCGTCCATTCCCTTCGCCGAAAGGAACTCGTTTGTGAACAGTCCGTACTTGGCACGGATGGCCGTAACTCCGTTCACGGTCACCTTCTCGAAAAGGTCGTTCAGCACCGATGCGTCCAGTTTCTTGTCCAGTTCGTCCTGAAGACCCGCTATCTTGCTGATGGCAAGCGACGGGATGTCAGCCGCCGCAAGTGTCTTAGCGGCGACAGAAGTAACGTGCCCGAGTGAATTAACCGTGATGGCTGAAAGCACCTTGCCTGTGGCGGCGGCAATGGTTGTGGCCGTGGCCGACGGGTGCGTATAGGTGTACGTCGCCGTCAGACGTCCGCTGGAATCTACCGAAAGACGGTCTCCCACGATGATGCCGCCCAGCGCACTTGTAGTTGCTGGTTTAAGTGAAAGGGTACGGTTGGCCGAAAGCGTACCGCCTCCAGCCAAGCCAGTACCAGCCAATATGGAAATGGATTTATCTGCTTTCGTCCCAAGCGTGGTCAGGATGTCTCCTATACTGTCCACGTTACCCTGTAGCACGTCGGCGATTTCCTTCAAGGTGTCAAACGCGGCGGGCGCACCGTTTACCAGTGCGTCGATACGACTGTCAAGATCAGACGTAGTGGCATAGCCCTTGCCCAAGACCCAAGACTGAGTGGCGTAACCATCTAACGATGGAATATCAACAATCTTTGCATAATTATTTTCGGTCAGGTAGGCGGCAAGCTGTTCCTCATCAAGCCCTCCTCCGATTTCGTCCAGACGCTTCTCCGTCCAAGTATTGCTACCGGCAATCTGCACCATGATTCTGTCATAGTCTGCAGTTTGGTCGGCCCAAGAACCAACATTCGTAAGACCACCAATCGTAGTAGAACCTGCTCCGCTTCCTTCTTCTCCTTTATCTATCCCCTTCGCGCTCATCCAGCCTTTGGAATAAACATTGAAAGCTGAGAATATAGTGTTTTCATTATCTTTGTCAAATTGCCACATGTTTTTGATAGCAGCGAAGCCTTCTATCATCTCACGCTGGGCGTTGGCATAAGCATTAGATAAAGCGGAAGATAATTCATTGAATGCCTTTATAACATCGATACTCTGATTGGCATCTGCAACGTCTTCCTTCAATTCTTGCGTGACACCCTTTATCTGCTCGTTACCTATCCGAATACGCTGCTGATATATTCCATCCAGCCGTTTTTCAACCATCAGTACACGGGTTTCAAGTGTACTTCCACCAAAAGAAAAGTGTACTGACTGACCTACCACGACATCCATCCCCTGATTAAAGAAATCTACAGGGTTACTGTCAAATTCGTATGTATTATTATCAGCTATCCGGCGAGCTATCTCCTTGTCTATTTCAGCTTCCAGTTCGACCTGTGCACTTGTCGTATATTCATCGGGCATTTCAATATTATAAAGGACTATCTTGTCCCCATCTTGCGGAATGATATACACCGCACCTGGTATAATGCTACCTGTACTTTCATCAATGATTATCTCGAAATCTCCGGCTTTCACATCAAAAGCGGTTACGTCGGCTGCATCCTTTACGGTCTGGTCTTTCTCATGGTAGGTAAGCTCAAAATCACGTCCAGCCAACTGACCGCTTTCAAAAGATACAGAAAGCTTTGTACCCTCAATAATTGTCTGAGGATCGAAATCAAATCCTTCAACACGGAAATACCAGATAGCGTATTGCTCGTAAACAGGTTCATCCTCCGATCCCCCTATCTGTATTTTATTGCCATTACTATCGAGCCGATATTTTGCACGAGGCCGTACGTTTGAAATTGTCAGCCTGGAAGACGGGAAAACTTCATTGAAATATAGCGTTTTGGGAAATATCTCGCCTTGGAGCAGGTCAGACACAAAGACGCCGTTCTCAAAGTGCCCTTTGATGTCTTTAAAGCCACCTGGATATTTCAAGGGGTCGAGAGTCAATCGTTTGTTAACGATATGGTTTGTAGCTTGGCCACTTTGATAGTCTTGTGTGATATTTTTCGTGGAGCCAAATACATAGAATCTTGTATAATAACCATCCTTATTATTTTTTATTGACGGCATCTTTACATTTTGGCCAGCAGTTAACATGACCGGTTCACCATATTCGCACTTCGACAGGTGAAGGAAATTATTCTTATTATCTACCCACCATTCTGTCTCACACAAATCAGCCAATTCTGAGAGAACAGAGAATATGCTGCTGGACTGAGATTGCAGACTTACTGTAGCCGGGAGAGAGTCAGATAACTGGTAAGTCCACTCCTCTCCTGTTTCGTGCATGATGGCTTGTTTTACCATGTAAAGTACATCCGCTGGTGAACCAGTAAACTCCCAATCGAATTCACGGCCAACAACACTACCCTCCTCATCGTACGTATAAAGAGGAACTGGATGCTTATCCCAAGCCATGATGCGTGACTGAAACTGTGGAGTGTACTGATATTCTGCTTCGTTAGTACATGTAGGCTTATAGGGTTCGAGCAGACTGTATTTCTCTCCTTCATACTCGATGAACGCACCAGCTGGAAGAATGTCCCAAACAGGAGAATTCCATTCCAGCTGAATATAGTCTGACTTCATCAGCTCCTCGTGGCTTATGGCACCCGACGAAACGGGTACGGTCATCAATGTCTTACCGGATATGTCTTTAATTTCAATCATATCCCCAAAGTTCAGAAATAGAAAATGGAAGCCCTAAAAATTCGGACTTCCATTTGAAACAATAGGGAAAAGGTTCGTTATTCGCTTCTGTCCATTGGATTTGGCTCTTCAAATTTGCTCGACACCTTACCAAAACGCCTGTCGCAACTCAATCCATAAGAGATGCTTTTCCCCAGGTAAACCAACTTGTAAACCTCGCTTCCGAGAACGGGGACTTTGATGTTCACGGCACCTTTCTCCAGTTCTGCCTGAAAAGATTTCTTTTTGCTTCGGTAATCACTTTCCGAACTGCCTTCAATGGTGAACTGAAGAGTGATTTCGCGCGAATCCACTTTTGCGTTATCTGTTATCACACGCTTACCATGCTCCAGACGGCTTTCGTTCTCAATGTAGTCTTTCATTTGGTTGAACCCGTCAATGGCGTCGAGGAAACCGTCTCCCATGCGGACGCCCCACGTAGAGAATGCGTCTTTCCCGTTTATAAATAAATCTCCTGTCATAGTCTTGATGTATTACGTTTCACTTCAGCGATATCAGCCTGAATCTGCTTGATAGGTTTGACGATTTCGCCTGTATTCTCTCTGATTTGCTGCAGTTCCAGATAGGAATTAGCCAGAATAGTACGCGTTTCGTCGGCGATGTTGTATATACCCGATGCCTGAGCAGTCAACGCACTGATAGAACCTCGAAGCTCGGTAATAGCAACCGTCTGCTGTTGTTCAGCAGCTTCTATCCTAAGATTGGACTCATACACGGCGGTAAACCGTCCACTTAATTCACCTGCATCCTCATGTGTCATTTCGGTGCCAAAGCCGCGACTTGATGCCGATTGTTGTTCGGAGGACGAACTCTCCCACCCCATAGCCTGCATAATTGCATCACGCTCAGCCAAAGCATCACTGACCATCTGGTCCCACTGTGCTTTCAGGTCAGCTTGCTCGGTACCCGTCAGTTCTCCGCCTTCCATAGCATTAGCAAAGTTCTTATACCATTCCTTCAGCCTTTTTGCATAGGTATCTGACATCATGCTTTCAATCACTGCCTGCTGCATCATCTTTTCAAAATCTTCGGCGAAGTCTTCTGCATCCGATTCCATGTCAAGCAGGCTGTTCTTAAACTCATCACGGACGGTATCAAATGAAGTGTCGGTCAGCTTCTCTCGATAAGCATCTTCCAGCTCCTCCAGTTGCTTCCAGTACTCGATGTAGCTGTCCATGTACTGCGAAGCATTCTGATAACCATCGTCAGCATATTGCTTAATTTTGGAGTAAAGGTCTGTGGCGTTATTAGCCACATTGTACATCTGCTCACTGGTCAGGTTCCAGAAGTCACTGGCATTCCTTACAGACACGCCGGCCGCCTCACTGATACGACGCCAATCTTCGGCAGACATGGCATCGTTGATTTTCTTGTTACTGGAATGTGTACCTCCGATCCCAATAAAACCGTTGCTATAAGCAGCGGCCGAGCGTTGCATCATCTCTTGGGTATTGGTCATCTGTTCTCTAATGTTTTCCTTCTGCTGTTCATAGATGTCGGTAGCATCGGCCACGGCACTTTCGTCCATTTTGTCAGCTAGATTATCGAGGGAGTTTATCAGATCCTGGTTAGAAACAGTAAGTCTTTCAAGGTCTTCCTGCAAATGCGGGTCGCTCTCACTGTTACCTATCAAACCAAAAGTCAAGGTATCGAATACACCGCCAACAGCTTTAAATACATTTCCAAACACATTTCCGATAAAACCGTCTAACCCTTGCGTACTAATGGCATCCAGCAAAGAAAAAGCCGCTCCGATTATACCACCTATCTTACTACAGGCCTCTGTAAAGATGTTAACCACATCGCCGGCAAGGCTTCCTATTTGAGAAAGCGACATCTCTGAGTTGGCACCTAGTTCAGTAATTGTATTCGACAGAGAAACAAGATTGCTCACGGTCTTATCGGTTGACCTCTGCACATTTGTCTGTGCATTCTGCTGCTTCTTCTGCGCACCATTCAACTTCTGAATTGCGGCTGATTTCTGTTCATCAGTTCCGTTTTTCATGGCTTCGTTGTATTCTTCTTGCGCCTGTGCCAGTTCTTCCTGTGCTATGGCCAGTTCGTTTAATTGCTCCGGAAGGTCGGCCAAGAGTCCGCCTTTGTCGATAAGGGTCGTCTGAATATTGTTTATGGCTTCATCAATAACCTTCTTCTGGTCAACGGCCATGTTCTTGTACTCTTCGGAGTTCTTGAAATCCTTCAGCTGTTGCTTTACCATTTTCAAGGATTCTTTGGATACCTTATCCAAGTCACCGAAGACAAGTTCCCAGTTGATACCCTGTTTCAGCTTTTCGAGGTCGATACCAGAAAGAGCCTGTTCCATCTCCTTTTGCAGTAGTTTCCCCTGCCACGTATCTGCCCCACCCGCTTCTGCTATTTTTTTAGAATATTCCTCGGTAATGGCCTGTTGCTGCTCCCTGAATGTACCATAGTTCCTCAGATACTTGTACATGGCCTCTTGTTCGGCGTCCAGTCCGTCCAGCATTGTTTGAACCATATCATTGATGGTATCTGCGGTGGCCTCTTCTGCGGCATCTGCTTGCTTTTCGAGTTCTTGGGAATAATTCTGTTCAAATTTAGGGAATGGAGAAGAGCCTTTTACTTGCTTTTCCTTATCCACATCTCCTCCAAGTTCTTTGTAAGCCTTTTCCTTTGCCTCCATTTCTTCACGGGCTTTCTTTACCTGCTCAGATGTGGCTTTCTGGTCTTTAATCAGAGAATCATATCCTTTTTTTGCTTTCTCCCAGTCAGCTTTTGCTGCTGCAAGATCTTGTTGGTAGGTGGTTTGATTTTTATTTGCATCGATACGTGACTGTCTTGTTGATTTAGCTGTATCAATAAGCGTCTTAATGTCTTTCACTTCAAATAACGCTTCATCAGACAAAGAACCTTTTACATCAATAGGAAGACGCATTTTTATCTTACCATTTTCGCCTTTCCCCTTTATCCTTTTTTCGAGTTCTGATATATATCGGTCAAACTCGTTAATATCAATATCCTTTAAACTGGAAATGAATTGTTCGGAAATGCCTTTTCCCCTTTCTTGCAAAATAGCATCCCTATCATGATACAATCCCTCAAGTTTTTTTAGAGATTCACGTGCAGCTTGTGTGCCTTTCTTCATCGTTACATTAAATTCCTCTACTGCTATCCTCTTGTTTAATTCAGCAAAATCATTCTTTTGCCTTTCTCCTGCACGTTTTGCATCTTCTTCGGCAATCCGCCGTTTAAGTTTGAGTATATCGGCCAATTTAATACTCTCAATGTCGTACTGAGCGAAGATTTTAGGGTATTCTTTTCGTAATTCAGCAAGGCTTTGCCCTCTCTGTAAGTCAGATAAAACTATATCTCTCGAACTTTCAACAAGAGCATCAATTCTTCTTTTATGTTCTTCAGCTTCCTTTTGTGCTTCCTGCTGTCTCTCATTCAACCTTTTCTGGGCTTTTTCTGCTTCTGTTGAACTATCATGAAACGCCCACATCGTAGCCACTAATCCAGCCAACACCGTAGCTACAGCCACGTAAGGATTAGTCAGCATTGACGCATTTAGAAGCATTTGCGCTTTTCTTGCAACGACCCTTGCACTAGTTAATGCTATTTCTGCTATGGTATGTTTACTTGTGGCCACGGTTGCAAGCATAAGAGCAGCGCGATAAGTACCATAAGTTGCAATTAGACCTATCAACACCTTGCCTACCGTTTCATAGTTTTGTATCAATGAAGTAGTAGCTTGAATGCCTTTCATTATAACTTCCTCGGATGCTTGGCCTATTTCATTGAAAACCGCATCTAATGCGTCTTGCATCATTGAGATTTGACCATTTATTGTTTTGGAAGCATTCTCTGACATTTGATAGAATTTTCCTCCGGCCGAAGTCGCATCTATAAATGCCTGCTGCACCATTTCTGCTGACAATGCCCCCTTTGACATTTCATCTTTTAATGTGGCAATAGATTTTCCTGTTTCCTCTGAAATAACTTGTAATGGATTAAATCCAGCGTTTATCATCTGATTCAGGTCTTGTCCCATCAGTTTTCCGGCTGCAGACATCTGGGAGAAAGCCAAAGTAAGTGAATTAAATTTTACGCTATCTCCCATTGAAATATCTGATAATGCCTGTAAATATCTAATAGTGTCTTCTGCCTGAATATTAAATCCAAGCATCATTTTTTCCGCACCAACCATGTCAGACATAGTTAATGGAGAAATTTTTGCCAACTCTTTAATTTGGGGAATTAGCTTGTTGGCCATGTCTTTGCCTACCAACGTTTCAATAGCTGTTTCCATAGATTGGAATTCTCCACGAACACGTATAAGTTCAGAAGCGAATCCTTTTAACGCTGTGACACCTCCTATAATTCCCAATACTTTTGTTAGTGAGAGAGACATCTTTTCGTTCGCTTGAGCGGTTTCTCCAGCTTCTTCTCTAAAGGCAGAATATTCATCTTTTAGTTTTTTAACAGAAAGTCGAGCTTCTGCTTGTTGCTGTGTAAGTCCAAATAAAGCAGCTTTTTCTTCTTCAAGAGCTTTTTTAGCAGCTTTATATTCTGAAAGTTGCTCTGTTGCACCAAATGGATTTCTTTTTAAGGAAACTTTGTATGCTTCTGCTAATCGTTTGACATCATACTCCACATCTTTCACGACCTTTTTCTGGTCAATAATCTTTTGAGTAAAATCATTTACCGTTTGTGATGCGTTGTAAATTTTTGTTTTGAAGTCATGTTCCATCACAGCCCCTGCCTTAGCCGCCTCTGTTACCAATCCCATCATCTGCTGACGGGCAGATGCCAGTTGCGTTTCTAAAGCCTTAGCTGCTGCAGGAGACTTATTTACGTCCATCTTCTTGAGTTGAGCTTCCAATTTACTAATCTCATTACGAAGTTTTATAACTTCATCATATTGTGCGCTTACGCGGAATACAAGTGTAGCCATATATTAAAAACTGAATATTAATTGTTTGAAGTTACTATTCATTTCATTAATATTCAGTTTTTAAAATGGTTAATATCAAACAATAAGCCTATTGTTGCGTATTTGTATTTTTCAGTGTTTTAATAAAAAAGGCGCATCATAATGATGCGCCAGATTGTCAATTTGTTCTTTAATTTATATCAAAGCCTCACGGCTGGAATATCAAAACTTGACAAGTTCCATTCTTTTAAGTATTTCATTGTATTTGGATTGTATATATGCTTTCTGTTTCTCGGAAGCCGTCACAATCTTGCCTTTGTATTTTCGCATTACTGATTCATTTACGCCTATTTCCTTTGCGAACTTACTGGCATTGATGAACGGAAATGCCTCGAAAAATCCACTTAAATCATACACATACTCCACGGAATAGCCAGCTGTATACCAACTTGGAAATCCACCATGCTTTTCTTTGTAATATTCTGCCTGTTCCTCTAAAACAGAAATAAAGTCCTCTTTCGCTTCTTGTTCTGTAAGCCCAAAGCCATACGCACCGTTTACATCTTCAGAATAGATAGAGATTCCTCCATCATCTGCTTTTTCAATAATAGCCTGAATCTTCTTCATAATCGTGCATTTTAAGTTTTGTCAATTAAATGCACCCACCGAAGTGGGTGCTGTTCTTTTACTTCTTTAACCCCGCCTTTTTCATCATGCTGTCAAGAGTACCTTTAGGTATCTCTTTGGCTGGATGTCTGCCTACAGGGATAAAGTAGTCAAAGTCGGGATGAACATACTTGTGATGTTTCTTTCCCTTTTCGATTGTCCAGCCTGCTGACTCAATCAATTTGTAAAACTCTGAAAACTTCATAAATCAAAGAACATTTAATTGACAATGCAAAGGTAACATTTTCGTTACTATTAAGCAAACTTTGTAACGTAAAAAAATAACGTTCCTGTTGCTTTTTAACATTCTTGTATAGCCATTTTTATTTCTTGTTTCTTCTTCTGCGTGAAGCCATGTCCTTACCTTTCACCTTTGTAACCTTCGTTCCTGTAACGGTATGGAGCTTGTCACGCTGCATGATTACTAAATTTCTGTATGGTATCTCATAGACCACTTCCCGGTATGACAGATGCAGATTTTCCATGAACGATGCAATCTGTCCCAAGAGGGTATCATTGCCTACAACCTCGGTTTCGCTGCCAGCAGGCTTACGTTCCTCGCCAAGCTGGCAGCTTTGAGAAAAACCTTGGAATCAATCATAGAAAGGGATTCATCCAAGGCATCCAAAACTTCGTCCAAGGTTCCTTTAGACAACTCTTCGCTCAAACTTTCGTCTCCGTATATCAGCCAAGAAAGAGCCTTGCTATATGCTTCACTATTTCCAAGGGAGAGCAACACTTCCCTCAAACTTTCCGCATCCTGTACGTTTGAAAAATGGGAAATGGCACCGGACAGCTTGTGGATTGTAGGTGGATAGACCGTATAACTTTTGCCACCCACAATTACCGTTCTGAAATCACTTCCGATAATGGATTCTGATACTATTTTCGCTCCTTGATTCATTCTGAAAAAAATTAAGGGGTGAAGACATAAAGCCCACCCCTGTTAAAACCTATAAAACTATCTCGACCTATCGGATAGGCATTAAGCACCAGCTGTTACTTCTTCGGAATCGAACCAATACTCTGGTGCAATAGCCGAATTTTTCGGTTCCAGCTCTACGGCACTCACCGGAAGTCCAATGGCTTTGTCCGTTGTAGCTTCACGGGCACCAATGTCAGCACGAGGAATGACGCAATACTGGTCGTCTTCGGTCTGGGCTACAATCAGCTTTTCAATGTTCACCTTACCCCTTGCTCGTTTCCACCCCTTGTCGGTGTTGATGACGTCACCTCCCATAAGGTCTTTCTTGGTCGGGTAATCGTACTCACCAATCGTAAAGTTAACGGTCACATCACCCATATCCTTGTCGCTGCGATAGGTTTGATTCGTAAGCTGGTTCTTATAGTTGGTGCGGCTTGCCTCCGCTTCTTCAAGTGTCCATGTATCCTGATGGATGTTCTTTACTTCTTTCAAGGTTTCACCCTGCAAAAGAGTGTGCAAAGCTTGTCCTGTTAGGTCTTCTGTGATAGCACTTGTCTCGCCATACCAAAGTTTTTTGATATTCACTGCGGTGATTTTCTTCGCTTCTGCCATATCATTTCACATTTAAAACTTCAAACAAAATTCTTACATTCACATAGTGACACTTTAAGGCAGTGTCCTCCTCTGTTCCTATTGAGTCGATGGAATAATGATAGGTGGTACCGTCATAACGCCCGGTTACTCCGTCAAACAATCCTTGTGCCTCTTTCTCCAATTCGTTCAGCCGAATGGTGTTGGCTTCGCCTTCTTTCAGATCAGGAACACAAAGGTTTACTTCCGCGAAAGACTTCTTCCAGTACGTCCCCGGCTGTTGCTTCTTGGCGTGAATGACAATTCTTTCGGACTTCATCGCTCCAGTCAGTTTCTTGCCGTGGGGAACGATAGATATGCCGAAAGACTGGCAGTCACGGTAGAGTATGTTCGCTATGTCGGTAGTTACTATCATTTGATTTCCTCCTTCAATCGTTTCTCAGCGTATAGAGCTGCACCAGTCAATACTTCATAACCCTTGGATTCAACGAACGAAGCGTATTCGGCTTCATTCCTCAACTCCAATCCGTCATCCTGAACTGAATACTTGTTTGACTTACGGAGTGTGCCGGTCCGGTTCTGATAACTGCCATTCTTTACAGCATAATCGACAGCTTCTTTGCCGACCCTCTCTTCTACAGCTTTCACCTCGGCATAACCTTGGTCGAAAAAACTATCCACATCCGAAAAGTCAAACTTTACATCCATACCTCTGAGTAACCAAAATAATTCGTATTCTTAACCATATAAACCTCGCCGGTTCCCCGGATATTCTCACCGTCCATACATCTGACTTCATCACCAGCCTTCAGTGAGATTTTCTTCTCACAGACTACGTGATAGTTTGGTCGGTACACCTCGCCATTCTCCGAAGTAAACTCCTTGGTGGAGTTATCGTCACACCGGCACTTGCATACGTCCTGCCAGCTTTCTCCACCGGTACCGGGAATAGGCCGGCCGAACTCGTCCGTGTCCATTGGAGTGTTGACCTTAACCTGTAATGTATGCGGAGCAAATATCATAGGAATCTGACTTTAGGTTTATCTGACAGCGTGTCTTCAAGACCGTACTTCTTGCACAAGAAAGAGTAGTATTCCTTCAAGCCCTGAGTATTCCAGGACATAGAGAAACCATTCTCACTGATGGAAGTGGCACGGAGTAATAGAGAGGGGATGAACTTCGCCATAGCCACCGAAACAAGTCCGATGTTTGACGGGTCTATCTCATATTCTCCGCATATCCCTGAAGACAGACTTATCTCCCAAAGGTCAGCCTCCGACAAGTTAATGCCGAAGGTCTGAAACTTCTGTGATATGTAGTCGTTTACTGTCATGCGTTCATGGTGGTCAAATCGAAGTTCACAATCAGGTTAGGACTCGTAATCTGCGGAATCCACTCAGCGGTATATTCCAGATAGCGTCCGTTACCATCCTTATAACCGGAGATGAGCATTTCGCCATCTGCTTGGCTGTAGTTACGTCCCGGTACGCCATCCACGGCTTCGTAGGGTGTGTGGAAACGCATGTAACCGATCTTGTCCTGCGGCAGAAGGGTGATGCGGTCGTCTGCGTAAATCTGCACGTTTTTGCCGGACTGGTCCAGAACATAGTCTTCCTTGATTTCGATAGCCGGAAGCCCGATGCCTGTAAATACAGAAGAGGCCAGTTGGGAAGTAATCAGTCCGGTTGACATGTACATCTCATTACCAGTCAGCTGCATCTTGAACTTGTCGCCGAATTCGCTTGAACCGATGATGTTCTTCACGAAAGTTCCTCGTGACATAATCATCTTCGGGAAGGTGCCGTAAACGGCCTTCAACTCGTTAATCTGTTGCTGCAGATAGGTAATGAAGTTGGTCTTTACTCCAGCTTCGGGTGTAATGAACTTGAACGGAAGTTCGATATCCAAAAGGTCGATGCCTCCGGCATTGTCGTCCTTGTTCTTCACTTGGGCCTTTCCTGTCATCAACAAAGAACCTACAACGATGTCCATACGCTTGTGAGCGGCAAGGAGCACCTGACGGTAGTCGTCGTAGATAAAGTTCACGATGTCCTGCATGGCTGCCACTTGGTCGGAGGTCTTGGCTGCATTGAACTTGTCCACCAAATCCTGCAGTTCGGACAAACGGTCGATGGAAATCTGGTAGCGGTCGCCCAGATAGGCAATTTCACCATATCCCGAACCGATGTTCCGGCGTTCACGGATAGGTTTCTCGCCGTAACGGGAGTTGATGGAACCAGCCATCACACCCGTAACTTGCCCGATATAGTCTTTGAATACGCGGGTGGTCGTTCTGCGGAAGTCCAGGTACTGCTGCCAGTAGATTGTATCCTTACGGGTCTGAAGGACGCGCTGGATAACGGCGTTAACGATGTTAGGATCGTTAAACAGGGTATAGATAGTTAGCATCATATCTTAGTCCTCCTTTCTTATTCGTTAAACTGGAAAAATTTCATGTTCTCCTTGTCCTTCGCGTGGAAAGGCATAGCCAACTTAGTGGGTTCAATCTCAAACGCCCGCATGAGCAAGGATACAAGGGTGATGCCTTCCTCCACCTTTGCACGTTCATATAAAGCTGAATTGGCGATGACCTTAGGTGTAGTTCCGGCTGCTGCACTTGCTTCAAAAAGTACGGTTCCAGCTTCAAGCGTAGCCCCGAAATCGGCTCCTAAAGTAAGCTTATCGAAAGCCTTGTCACTTTTATCAATTGAACTGATAGTTGCACCATGCGCACCATTCCCAATGTGCATGCCGGCATAAGCCAAAGAGTTCTTTTTGATTTTCAACGTGGTATTAGAACCGGTTGTAAACTTTTCATAGACTTCTACACGGATGGCCACTTGGGCGGTTTTCTTTACCAGGTCAGCGGCAATCGGAGTGAAAGATGGGAGGAACGAACCAGCTACAAGGTTGGTCGTGTCCAGCTTGTAAGGCCCTCTGCGTCTGCGTCCGGTCTCCACGTCATAGCGTTCCTCTACAGACGGTTCAGGCTCCATGTTGTACTTAAATCCTGCTGCCATAAATTACTTGTTTTGTTGTTCGACAATAGATTTTGTGTCCGCCTCAATCATTTTAGCGAACTCGCTTGCTTCCTGCTCCTGCTTTTGTTCTGCAGTTTCAGGTGCTTTTGCGAATTGAAATCCGCTGTTAGACATATCCTGCTTCATGTCCTTGAAATAAGTATCCAAGTCCGTGTTTTCAGGGATGTTACGGTCTTTCAGCATAAATTCGGGAATACCGTACTTCTTGGCCACTGCAGAGATCTGAGAATTGCGCTGCGCCTGCGCTTTCTCTGATTCATAAGCAGACAGCTTTTCAGAAAGAGTCTTGTTGGAATCAATCAAAGCCTGGGCCCATGCAGGAACTTCGTCCTTTTTATCATCCTTCTTTTCGTCTTTCTTTTCTTCCGGATTCTCGATTGGCTTACCGTCTTTAAGGTTATGCTTCTTCTCATAGTTTGCAACTGCTGTGATTCGAGCATCCCCGGCACGGAAATCGCCGTATGAAGTCAGCACGTCCTGAAATGAGATACCCTCCACGATGGAGTTTACCTTCGTTTCGTCCGTTACACCCTCAGCCTTTTTGGTGGCGATACGGGTAAGTGTAGCAGTGTCCACCCCAGAAAACTTCTGTTGCAGTCCTGCAAAGATTTGTTCAAAGATTGTCATACTGTATGAGTTTGATTAATAATTCATACGGTAAATATACTTATAGAGAAAAGGAAGGGGAAATTTTAAGGTTAACAATACGAAACAATTGAAAGATTGTTTGTTTTTTGGCAAAAACACATATTTTTGTGGATTAATATATTGTTTAAGATTTATATGATTGCGAAAATATTAAAAAGGGTTGATTTTGCTCTTCTCATTACAATTCTAATATCTTTAATTAGTGTATGGATGTATTTATATAAGGAAATATTGGATTATACAGATCTCAACAGATTTGAATTAGCTGTGGGGACATCAATATGCCATTATCTACTTACATGTTATATTATTATTGGCCTGTTAATATGCTATTTCAAAGGTAGGTCAATGATATTTGAAGCGCAAGAAAGTACTTCTTTTACCAAGTGGCAAATGATAAAAGACAAGCTCGTTTTTATATTTTTAGATAGTTGGATATATTTATTTATATTTTCTATTATTGTCATTATTATTGGTCAATTTATAATTAGGGAAGATTTGTTTGTTTTGTTATACATGTTGACATTTATTTTTATTATTATATCATTATCTTTGAAATATACAAAAAACATTCATTACACTTATAGAATTATCATTATAGTGGCCTTCGTAGTAAATAATATTTTGCTATACTTGTTTTTTTTATTTTTCATGACCATTGTTTCTATGCAAATTAATTTTGAAACAGATAAGAATTTTTATACAATAGATGATAAATTTGTCATAGTAAAAGTGGATACTAGGGGATATATTTATAAACCATATTACGCTTTGATATGTCGTAATGATGGAAAATTTCCAAGTGCAATTAATGGCTATTGTGGTTGTTTCAAGATATCAACAAACAAAATAGAGGAAGGCCATGACACTACAATATCTGTTCATTATTATAACTCGTTTTTAAATAAATATTTAACAATTGTAAAGCAAACTCAAATAAAAGTGTATCTATCTCCTCCTCGTCAAAATCATTATTCGAATGTAAAAACCCAGTATTCAAGGTAAATATATTCAAAGTATATTTTATAACATAGCAATATAGATATATTATTTTGTTAAGTAAACATTATTGATAATAAGATGATTAATAAGTATACAAAATAGTGTTTTTTATTTTAGCGCTTTTAATTTATCAACTAAAGTTTCGCAAGTTTTTTTTAATCGGTTGTAGTTAAGAAGTTAAGCTAAAACCTTTGTGAAAAGGATATCAACCATACACTAAAGATACCAGATTTAATTTTTGGTTCATGCTGACAGACTATCATGTTTCGGAGGAGTTTCCTTTTTAACTTCTGCAATTTTGTACTTGCGTAACTTGAACTATCAATATTTAGATTTTCGTTAGTTGTTCTTGAATAAGGACTCAAATTTTCTGCCAACGATGTTCTGTTTTTAATCTTTTGCTCCATTACCATTTAAGGTTGAAAGCTGTTTCTGCTTCTCGATATCGTTCTTCTGCTTTTCTGCTTGCTCATCCTTAATGGTTGCAATCTCGTCCAAAACAGCATCCACATTCCCGACAAAAGTGATGGCCCGCTGCTGCGACCAGATTTCACCGTCCTTGGCCTTGATGGCGGTGTCTATCTTGTCCTTGATATCCTCCAGTCGATAGGGCTGCATCTGTACATCCACGTCAATGGTCTCGGAGGCTTCTTCAAGAGTAGTGTTCACTGAACCTAAGGCGGAGACAAGGAAGTTCACCCGTCGCTGCATGAACTCACCGACAGTTTCATTCAGGTTCTCCACATTCAGATGGGTGGACATGAACACATAGTCAAAGGTAACACCGGAAACCGCATTACCGGTTCCTTTCAGGGAGTCAAAAGAAATTCGTGGCGTATTGGTCAGCCCGTAAATCTGACTTAGCAGTGTTTCCACCTCGAACTTTACCGTATCTGGTACTTGGGACCAGGTAAGATACTGGGCGTTTGCTCCCTGACCTGTAAGTTCCACTACCCTATTTTTGAACTCACCGGAGAAGTTTTGTACGTCACCGAACAGCATGAGGATCGGAAAGAAATGATAGTCAATGCAGTCCGCATAGTTTGAAAGAAGTTTCTCCAGCCGGACGCGCATGCTCTTTATCTTCTCGCAGTACGCTTCCGGACGGTACATATAAATCACCGGCATTTTCTTGAATCCATGAGAAAATGATCCTTTGTCTGTCCAGTTACTCGTCAGTTCCCACTGGTAGACCATATCCTTGGTAATGGTCATGAAGCAAGTTATCTCAACATCATTCAGGTCTTTCTTCTTGTACTCACGAGAAAGGGCTACCAAATCCCCGTTGTCATTGAAAAATGGGTAGAGCTTATCACCCCGGAACGGAGACCAGATAGCACTCTTCAGACGATAATCCGGCTTTGACTTACCAAAGATTCCTGAAATCTTTCTTTTGAGTTTTGCCCAAAAGCCATCATCTTTCACCACATACCAGTATTCAGCTACTTCCTGCTCGGCCAACCATGCACGGACAACTTTCTTATTCTGATACTTCAACTTGTTCTTCTTAAACACCTGCTTTAAGGCTGAAAGAAGGCTTTCCTCAGATTCATCCGGCTGGCAATTAAGTACAGGTTCTGTCCCAACAGTGAAAGCTGTCTGAAGGTTTACGATGTCCTGCTCAATAGGCAAGGTAATTCTATTAGGTTCGACCTCTTTCTTCACTGCTGGTTCTATATACTCTTTACCGGTGGTCGGGTCTGTAATCCGTTTCTCAGGCTGGGTAGTGATTTTAATTTTAGGATATTTCTCCTCGTCTATCACTATCTCGTGCTTGTTCGGATTCCAGTCATTATATAGAGCATGAGCGTTGGGTAGCTCGGTTTTGCGCCCTTTCTTCAGGTAGTAGATTTTTCTCTCTACTTCGGGTATAGCTAAAATTTCTTCTAAGGTTCTCATATACTATTTTTTTAATGTCCAAATATTCCTGATACATCTTTCGGTTTCATAATCCTACCGAGAAGTTCTCCCAACACATAGTAGCGTGCAGCGTCTATGCCATGATTATCGTGGTCTTCCGGCTCGTTGATATAATTTCCATCCTTATCCTTGGCCCAGACATAATTTCTAAACTCTCGTTGAAGATTATAAGAACGTTTTGTGATAAATATTTCCATCCCTTGCATCTTGTCAATACCGGCATTAATAGAACCACTTCCCTTCTCTACAGGATAGATTTTGATACCTCCATTATGGATTTCCTGAATAAGACGTGGATCTGCACTGTCGGCAATCACTCTCAGATTCCAAGGGCGCAAGACTTTTATGATATCGCCGGAAAGCAGCCCGGTTCTATAATCCACCTCGTCCAGATACAACGCATTGTCTATGATTCCACATCGAATAGCTGCCGTGGGGTCATTAGTATAACCGAAATCCAATCCGATTCCGACCTTCTTGCACCACATCGGAAACTCATCCACAATGCCCCACTTTTTGAACACGGCACCCTCGGCCACATCTGCCCATCGGCCGATAACGGTGTGGGCATACTTCTCAGGATTCTTCTCCTTCATTTCCTTGACTTCATTCAGGAACTCAGGGGAAAGATTCTCGATGTTATCGAAACAGGTGGTATGGATATGAAGGACATTCGGATGGGTGGATATCTGCACCTGTACGCCGTCAATCTCCACCAGCTTGTGGGTGTCCTCGATAAAACGCTTATAGACCCAGTGGTTCGAGTCGGTAGGATTCATCACGATAATAATTCGGTTCTGGATTCCTTTTTGCCGGATGGAAAGCATGATGGTTTCAAACTCCTTTTCCGATACCCATTCCTCGGCTTCATCTACTACGAAAGTAGTAATACCGTGAATAGATTTCAGCTTGGCAGTCTGCACACCCGATGATGTCTTGATGCCTCGGAACATGACACACCCGCCACTGCGAAGATTCTTCACGTCGGTCTTGGTGCTTCGGAAATACTTGGAGTGGCCATCCAGATCCACCTTCTCCATAAACTCAGGGATGACGGATATGTGGGCAGAAACCATCGTGTATCGGGTATAAAGTATCTGATGGACGATTCTCTTTTCTGGTGACGGGTGGCGTACCTCAAAAAGCAACCGCTCAATGAATGTAGAAACATTGAACGACTTGCCGCTGCCACGTCCTCCGGTGACGAGGATAATAAACTTGTCCTTGTTATGATATAGCGGTGCATATATTTTCTGGGGTTTAATCTTCACTTTCGTTCTCCTCCATCCATTTGTCTATGTCAATGCCATTCTCACGATGAAGATCGTTTTCCTCATCCTGCCGGCGTTCAATCTTTCTCCACTCTTCGTCATGGTGATATAGCCAGACAGACATCGCCTGAAGGTTTGGAGCCAGTTCGCTTTCACTCACTTGAAGTTCTTCCTCGCCGGTCAGGTTTCCGTCTTGATCCTTCAGTTTTCTCACTACGGTACTCTTGGTCTTAATACCTCCCAAAGCCATAGCAAGGAACTTCGCACGCACAGCGGCGGTAATGGTTGCACGCCCGCGCGCTAATACTTCCGACAATTCTCTGTATTGACTTTTCTTCTCACAAAAGGTCTGCGGCCCCAGTCCGATCGCAAAAGCGATCTCTTTGTCGGTGAACCCCTTTTTGGCATACATCTCCACTTGGGAAAGAAATTCCTCACCTGTGTAGTCAAACTTAGGTTTCCTTCCCCTGTTGAATTTCTTATTTCGAGATTCACGATTAGCCATATCATTCAATTCTTTCTACCTGTTCATCGAATACCTCACCCTTGATAAACTTGGAATATGGATCATAGCCAAATCTTTCACAAAAGGCAGCTTTAGCTTCGAATGTGTCGAAGGAAAGCATGAGATATGCGTCCATATCCTGTGCCTGTTTCTGGACAGCATCTTTAACTTGTTGTTTGACTTCCTTCATGTGGGCCACCTTCCCTGCTCTTTCCATCTGCTTGGCAGCTTTCTCGGCTTCCTTCTGTTCGGTTACAGGTGCCATCATATCCTCTAATGCATTCGCAATAGAGTTTTCCTCTTCGGTCTGGAGAAGGAAATCACAGCCAATCATATTCAGATCGGCAGCCGTCAGGCCGGCATCCTGATAATCGATGTCAGGTACCAGACGGGCCAAGGCGTCATAGTCCCAAGATCCTTGCGCGTTAGGGTTATTCATTAGAATGTTTAACTCCTTTTCCTGCTTCTCATCCACGTCAATGACATCGACACGGATTCTGTAATCATTCTCAGGAAACTTCTGAAGCTCATCCATCACACTCAAACGCTGATGGCCAGACACAACGGTTAAGCCTGTCTGTTTGTTGACCACGATTCCGCCGACAAGTCCGAACTTCTTGATACCCCGCTTCAACGTCTTACGGGACTCCTCAGACAGTTTCCTGGGGTTATAATCTGCGAAGTGAATGGCGGAACGATTCAGTTCCACCGATTCACTCTTTATGTATTTGCTTAGTTCCATACCTATTGCTTTTGTTTATGTTCCCAAAGTATTCTCTCAGCCATCGGGAACACTATGTAAATTCTCTGTAAATCCTGCGGGTAGTTCTTCTCCAGCCATAACATGCAATCCAGATTGAAGCCTACACCCGAACTGGCCTTCAGTGAATATCTGACAGGCTCCGGAAGGCTGTTCTGCTTCATGTAAGATAGAATGTCTTTCTGTGTCCAATCGGCCAGAGGATAGCACATTCCGTTGTTCTCATACCCATTGGCTTCATAGCCTTTCAGCATCAAGCGGCGGTTCATGCCGTCGGCCTTCTTCATGCCCAGGAACGTGTAGTAAAGTCCGGATCTGAGCTGCATGGCTTTCACCACATCGGCCAACTTCAAAAGCTTCACTTTGTGGTTTGGCACGCAATACATACCGCCGCGAAGAATGTAGGTAAGGTTCCAGTGGGGTACCTGAACAAACTCTATCTTCGGATATTTGGCTTTTACCCAGCCGATCCATCGTTCGATGTGCTCTAAACCTTTGACAAAGTACATGAACACACATACAATCCGGTCAAACTTCGGATAGATCATGTCCAGTAAGACCAAAGAATCCTTACCTAAGGACAGAAACAGCAAAGCCGCATCCGTTTTCTCACGAATGCGGTCAATGCTGCCGTATGTCTTTTCTTGTAGCGTCATATCAGCCACCGGACATACCCAATCCTACACGTACGTTGTAATACTGCTGACGGCGGTTGATGAAACGGCCGTTCTGCGACAAGCCACCTGTTTCGGTTGTCAAACCTCTACGGCCACCTCGGTAGCCTCCAGTGGAATAAGTGCTTCTGTTTACTCTGACTCAGCTAAAAATTAATAGTTAGACATTCTTTTCGATCACTCTGCCAAGGTCATAAACAACCTGTGCAGCCAGGTATGTTTCACCTTGGTATTTGTATTCTATCAAATTGTGGTTCTCGTCCTCAAACAGCTCGATCTTTGCGTCTTTGACTTCGACCAGTGCACTAGCCCGATCTTTGTTGTAACCTACAAAGAACTGGATGGCATCATAGTGTTTAGGCTGTAGTTCGCCGTCTTTCTCGACACAATAGCCTTCAGCGTCCATCTGGCAGTATTTCTTCTGTGTGTTGGGTCTGATTTCTCTGAATTCTTGTTTCTTCTTGCCCGATAAGATCTCGTCAAAGAACTTTTGTTTGATGATAAGCGTAAGTATTTCCATAATCGTGTAAAGTTTAAATGTTAGTTGCGGGTGATGGATTCGAACCACCGGCCTTCACCAAGTCAAAGTGACGAGCTGACCACTGCTCTAACCCGCGATGGTATCTATACAAAGATACCTCATTATGAAGACAATTATAAATAACAATTCAATATATACGAAACATTATGCCAAATGTTTGCTTTTCATCCACATGTCACGTTTCTCCCTGCACTTTTCCAGCGTTGGGGCACAGCAAGAAAACAACTCACCTGAATCTGTTTTATAATCGTATTGATACATTTTTACTTTTTTGCCTCTTAATTTGGTAGTGTAAGTACAATAGTTCTCACTACCGGGTTGGCATACGCTGCAGCCATTTACGTTTATTGATTTCATAACCACCTTAAATTAGAGTAATACACACCATTAATTTTGGTATAATCACCATACAATCTAACTTCACCCCTGTACATGAGAGCGAATTTTGAATATCCGATAAACGAATTGATAAGTCGATAAACTTCTTGGCTACCATATCCGTATTTCTTGATGGCAGGATAAACCATTGTTCTGAAAGCAATTTCGCTGTCTGTCATGTCGCCAACAGGATATACATTTAAAACGCCGTTGTGGGCGAAATAAACGCCGTTCTCGACGAATGGGTGGCAGTTAGCCCTACATATAGACCCATTCGTGGCCAGTCTGAAATGAAGAATGCAATCTTCGTCGTCACCAACCTCTGACAGGTGGCGTAAGAATGTCCGATAATCCAATCCCTTATGAAAATGATTGGTTGAAACGAACCCATAACCGTTGTGGTTTAGCTTCTTGATTTTTGCAAGAGTGTCCAGACTCGGCATCTGGACACCTTTTGGCTTATAGATAATGCAACACATACTTATTTGATTTTAATTGTGTGAGGCTCATGCAAGAACCTCAGCACGTGATTTGAAGAATGATTTTTCTTTCTTTGTCAAGAAAGGTATCTCGTCTATTGAAGTAACCTCTGAACTTAGCACGTTCTTCTTAGACCAAGCCACCAGCTTAGCACAGAAGTTTACCCAGTTAGAGATCTTTTCGAAGTCTGTTGAGCCTTGATGCTGTCTGAACTCGATAGTTTTGTGGCGAGCATAAGAGCAGGCGTTAACCTTGAAATATCTGTCACCGTTCATGGCGTCGAAAATATCCGATTTTGTCGTACACCACATAAAGTTTCTACCTTGTAGTGTTCTGCACCATTGGCTGTTGTTGGCACGCCTTGATCTCGCCATAAACGTATCAATCACTCTCTCTAACTTTTGATAGTTCTTGAATACGTTGATATAAGCTTCGTCAGACAGATTTGCAGCCCCAATATGAACATGTAAGCCAGTAGATATATTCACTTGTGCACCAGCCTCATTTAAAGCCTTACAGCAGTTTTCTAGGCTTTTCATACCTGCCTTACCTGTGAGAACCGGCGACACACATTCGATAGGATTTTCGCCTCTGATAGATGAATCTGATACGAATTTATAATAGTGGTTGTTGTCAACGTGGTTGTAGCCCTCATACTGAAAAGGCATTTCGTTTCTTGTTGCACTTTCTCTCATGAGGTTGGCAGCTACCAGGCATTCAATCTCAACACCAAAGGTAAACTTGTGTACCTCTCTGACAGGTTTAGGCAGTTCAGAAAGCAGAAGTTCAATCTCATACTTTCTTAAACCTAACTTGATAAAAGCCTCTTTCTTTGCAGCCTTAGAACCTTTCATGTTTTTGATCTCTTGGATTTCTTCGTTCAATGTCTTCATAATCGTATGCGTTTAAATTGTTATTACTTCTTGTTTGATGATGCAAAGTTAAAGCAAACTTTATTATTTGCAACACTTTTGATAAAGTATGATTTATCCCTTAACATCATTTAATAAACCGCACTTTATCATATAGTCTTTTAATGATAAAGTTTACATATATTTGCGGAGCAATAACATTAAAGAGAACTTTATGAACTTACAACTGAAAGAAATCATGTCAGCAAGAAACGTAACATCTGCTTTGCTTGCTGAGAAGGTCGGCATCTCAAAGGTAGCCGTCAGCAACATTGTAACCGGTAAATCATTTCCGTCACTTGACACACTAATGAAGATGGCTGACGTGTTGAACGTGACCATATCGGAACTGATTGGAGAAACAGAATTTACAGGAGCCGGATATATTGTTTGCCCTCATTGTGGAAAGAAAATAAAAATTGAGAAAGGAGAATAAACTATGGCACTATTTTCTGAAAGATATGGTTATACAAAACCGTCAGATGTAATTATTAGGGAAAAGATTACCCCTGGGATACAAAACGCTATTTTAACTTGTTATGATATTTTAAAAGAAAGCCTAAATAACATTGATTGTCTTTTTATATATCACAACTTAGATGAATATATTTGGACAAATTTCCTAAATTTGCGTAAATCTGAGTGGAGTATTTACAGTGATATAATATCTAAATACATAAAAAACGAACGAAATAAGTGGTTTAAAAAACTAGATCTTATTGAAATCTGTATTAAATACCTATATTCTAAATGCGAAAAAGATTCACGAATTTCTTTTTTAGTCGATCTTTTTGTTGGTGAATTGAGTCATCATTTTAAAAGGCTGAACTTTGCATATAGAATTGTAAACAAGGAAATTGTAGAAATCACATCAGAAGAAGAAATTAAAGAGATAGAAACTGCATTAAATACAAGTAAAGATAACATTAAAATACATTTAAACAATGCTTTAGAGTTATATTCTCAAAGACCTATGGCTGATTATAGAAATTCCATAAAGGAATCCATATCTGCAGTTGAAGCAATTTCCCGAAATATAACTGGAGAAAATGTACTTAACTTTAAAAAGATGGAGGAAAAGGGAGTCTTTGTCCCTACCGTCTTGAGGAAAGCTTTTGAATGTCTTTATGGATACACCAATGACAAAACCACAGGCATTCGTCATGCACTGATGGATGATATCAATGCTCCTCAAGCAGAAGAAGCATTATTTATGCTTGTGTCTTGTAGTGCTTTTATTAATTACCTTAATAAGAAAATCAAATAGTAATGGCTGAAGAATTAGACGATAATTTTAAAGAAGTTGATGAAATGACCAGCAATTTTAAGGAATTGGAAAAACAGGGACAACGAGATATCCTTCGATATTATGACAGGATTCATGATAAATTGTTTTCTTTTAATAATATGTTGATAGCAGGATATTTTGTTATTATTGCTATGCCTAATTCTACGACAAGTCCTTGGTGGATGATACTGCCCATAATCAACATGCTTCATTTAGTATTCGTTGATTATAAAATGATGGAAAAGAGTCGTTTTGAAAGTGCTATCATGAGTAAGACCATTACAGAAATACAAGTTTATGGAAAAGATATTAACAAAACGACACAGCATTCCCTGCTCACGATTTTTTTGACGATACTTGTCACTGTTGTTTTTGCAATTCAATTAATCACTTTTGTTTAATCATAAAAAACAAGCAACTTATGTACTCAATGGAAGGACTTAAATTAGAAGATGTTTTAGGCGTTTGGGAAAATGATATTTATACACTAGTCATTACTATCGAAACGGCTACTATATCTAAAAAAATAGAAGAAAAATCTGCTGATACAAATCCTATAATATGGTATCATATATCAAATGAAGAGAGTAAAATGTATAATAATACGATTTTGATTTCAAAAGATATTTATATATATCAACTATTTGAAGACAATCCTGATGAACTTGTTATAAACTATAATGGTAATAATTATAAGTTTCATAAAGTGAACTTCATCAATGAATTTAAATTTTACAGAAGTAGAATAGATATACATCAATATATTGCTATTCGTTGGTATAATCCATGGGAGTATATAGCATTAGTAGAATTTCACGATTTTGATATTAAAAGAATATTGCGAGGAAATTCTGAAACAGAAAGACAGGAAATTTGCGGCATTTATAATAGTATTACAATTATGCCAGATAATTGGATCGAAATTGAGTTTGATTCATGCTTTCCTGATTACAAACGAAAAGTTATTTTGGAGACAATGAGACATGAACTTTGCTTATAATATAAGGTGATAATGATAAGACCTTTACAAGATTTTTTATGGTTGTCTAATTTAATTATTTTAAGATAGTTCCTAATTATATCGGTTTAATACTAATAGAGAATTATATTATAGGTGCTTAGATGAGATATATTTTATAAGAGACATGAATGAACAATATAAAACAGCCCCTTTTGAAAATATCAGAGAAGCATTTTATGCGTATTGTGATATAATTATAAGACATGGAAAAGGAAAGGAAGGGAGTCCACTTTCAAGCTTCTATATTGGATGTGTAATTCTAAATTCCATTGCATGCGAAATAGGATTAAAAGCTTTACTCGCTTATGAGAACAATTTTTCTCATGGTCATGATTTATATGAATTATTTTATAAATTAAGTCCTCAAACACAAACGACAATAAAACAATACATTTCTTATGAAGAAGATAGCTTTGATGAAGCATTATTAGAAAGTAAAAATAACTTTATCAAATGGAGATATTATTACGAAAGTACTCATTTAACCGTAAATTATGAATTTATCTTTAGGCTATTTTCTGCAATTAAAGCAATATTAGATATGACAAAGCCGGAAGCATAACGCTCCGGCTTTTCTATTATCTTACAATTTTTAATCGATACTTTTTCTTGTCTTTTTCACAGAAATCTTGAATTATATCAATTGGAAGTTTAAAAGCTTTAGATAGATCATTCATGGTATATCCAAGTTCCGTTTTAAATAAAGAATAGGCTTCATAAAAAACAGAGGGTTCATCTATTTCAACGTTAATGGGCTCACGTTTAGTGTACCCTCTTCTACTTAGTTCAATATAAAAATACTTATATTTATTATCATCTATACATGCTAATTCTTTAGCTCTCCTAATAATAGACGCCATTGATGTTAACCAATATTCTTTCAATGGAGCTAAATAGCTTAACCGCAAATTTCTAAGAGATGGCTTAATTGATTCTGAAGGCATTAAAAATTCTGCAGCGAATCTAAAAGCTTCATCCTCTTTATCTCTATAATCTGGTACTGGATAATTAGGGGATAAATGCATGATAATATGTCCTAATTCATGTGCTATTGTTAATCTTTTATGGTCATTGCTAAATTTCTTATTTAATACTAATACAAATGATCCTTTGTCAGTAGTGAACGATACTCCATCAAAAATATCTTCGTCATAGTCTTTTTCTACTATAATAATACCATATTTTTCCAATAAAGAACAGATGTCCTTCACCGGTTCGGAATCAGGAATCCCCATATATCTGCGTGTAAATTTCGCTGCAGACTCAGGAGTATAACCCTCTTCAAGATCAATAAATCTCAGATTCTTCTCAGGAAATTCAATAGAATCAGACATTTCATCTACTAGATATCCAATAATCTTGTTTGAATAATCGATGTGGCAACGATCCTTTTTACTGATTCCACTTTTTCTTCTATAGTGGGCATTATCAACATTATTTCCTATCTTTACATTATAAAAATCTTCGGGAAAGCCCAAAAAGTCAATAATACGTTTCACAACATCAGCAGATAATACTCCCAATCCTTTTTCAAACTTAGACAAATTGGATTGCGATAAGCCTGGAATTTTTGACGCTAATTCTGTTTGTGAATAGCCACGATATTCCCTGACAAATGTTAGCTGCTTATAATTGAAATTCATAATCGTATGTTTAATATTCTATTTAAGATCATAACCTTAAATATTATTTTACAAAAAAAATATCCAGTGGTAGACGGGTTAATACTTATATTATTAATTCTCGGCAGTTTTGGCTTTATTAGCACCTTTCACTGATACAGATGCTGCGGCAGGAACTGAAGGTTTCAAAACAACTGAAGGTTTCAAATGTTCTGTAGCAGGCTTGTTTATAGCCCATTTTACCCTGTTTTCATCTATATAGACCAGCTTGGGGTCTACTAATTCACCAAATCGATTCTTTTTGTAGCCAAAAAACAAAATGGGAGCTGTCGGATCCTCATCACCTAGAAACAGTCTTCCCTGTAATTGGTTCTCTATCGAATCAGTCATTTTTGTTCGTATGTTCATCGGCATATCATTCTTATCCAACTTCTTAAATAAAATTACATATCCCTTCACATAAAGCATGAATCTACCATACTTTCCAGTCTTCCAATCGTTACTAAAATACTTCTGTATCGATTGTACTATCTTAACATTCAACAAGTGTGCTTCAAATCCTCTTATTCGAGCTTCTAAAGGTGTCTGCACTATTTCTTTATTGTACTGTTTTACAGCGTCTTCGTATGCTTCAAACAGTCTTGTGAGAATTGAACCTAGTTCAATTTCACATTCTTTTGCGCTAATTATGCGCTTCCTTTTGTTATTTTCATTACATTTGTCTCCCATAAATTTATAAAAGATTTATGTCCACCACTGGACTTGAAGAAATCTCTGTTGCAGCAGAGATTTTTTCTCCAGCAAAGATATATAAAAAAAGTCGAAAGTTGTATATAAATTATTGAAAAAATTGTATTTCAAGTCTTAGTGTTGAGAATATAATTCCATTTCACTTGGTTTGTCCTTTGGCCTTCAACCAAAAAATCATTAGAAAATAAAGTATTAGGTAGATTTTCTTTTTAATTCACAGAAAACGGACTTCTTGGAGGTGAAAAGACGTAGATAATGTTATTCAATTAAACAAATTGTTATTCCAGCTTCGTTCCTTATGGTCCGGGACTGAAAACCTAAGAATATTAAAAAAAGGAGGTTATTATGCGTAATTTAAAGGAAGATGACATTGTTATTAACAAGAACAATGGTGAAGAGTATTACATATCTAAGGTAGAGACAGTATATGATATTGATTTGGGAGCCTCAAAACCAACTGGGTATGTTGAATGTCGCCCTAATTCTTCAGATAAAGGGTTACCAGATTATAACAGATTCTCTTTAGATGATTTAGAATTAAAGCAGTAAATAAAGGGCGAGAAATTCTCTGCCCTTTATTTTTTTAATTAAATCACCCACCATTAAGCCCTATTATGTACGTCTAGTAGCTATGTAATTATGAACTTGCTCAAATCCTTATATTCACTACTTCCACCTTTTGAACTGAGAATATTCTCTGCATATTGAATTTGAGTTCGTTTAGCTCTTTGATAACGAGATTCCGTTATTTCCGAATTTGCAACAATTCTGTTTAATTGCACAATCAAATCATTCCAACTTTTTCTTCTGACTCAACGTTAAAATTAATTTATTGGACATAAAAACTCAAATAAAGGGACTTTATCCCCAATAAAAACATTCTGTCACTTGATTAGTCCTTTGACCTTCAACCTTTCTACAATCTGGTTGTAAAGATACTCTATATCCTGCCGGAAATCCTTATACTGCTGGTAGATAAAGGAAACATCGGCGATATTGTTCGATATTACACACGGGGAGACATCGGGGAACACACCGGAAATTTCTGCCCGGATACCATTCGGCAGCCGCCCACCGGCCAACACACTGGGAGCGAACAGGAACAGAACTATAAAGAGGAACTTCTTCCGCTGGGTAACACTCTCGGGATTGGGTGGACAGGCCATCCCGGCCAACAGTTCCTTGAACCAGGAATAAAGCTCCGGGATCAAAGTCAAGTCAGCCAGTATGGGGGTTGATAATTCGTTTTCCCTTTCGGATAATCTTGATTTTTGTTCACGGATTGACTTCAACTCCACGATCGATGAAAATTCTTTTGTCATAGCACGATTATTTTGATTGAAATTCTTATATTTGCATCATAATCGTGTGGGGGAGTTGGCTTTTAATCGTGTGGGCTGGCTCCCTTTTTTAATATGCTTTCCCTCCGTGCATAAACGGGCGAAGCTCGTTGTACTTCATCTTCTGCTCGATATGCCAGAAAATGTCGATGCTTTTCTTCACACAGAAACTCATGATTTCCATCATGCCTGCTCGAAGATAGATATCGAAGGAATGCGATTCCATGAAATCAGTATTTGTTAGATTGCAGACCAAGAAGAACATGGATTCCGTAAAAGTCCAGTCAAAGAATCCTTCTGAACATTTCAATTCATCAAGAGTGACTTCACCTAAATCTACATTCCTCAGTCCGGCTAGATCCAGCAGTCTGATACAGGCGTCGGCAAGTTCTTCCTCGACAGATCCTTTGATTTGACGCTCGAAGTTTTCCTCAAAGTCTATGCGGTTACAGTGTTTGTTGAATGCTTCAATGTCAGCGTGGCTTCCTTTCCTGTCCGCCTCCACAGCTTCCATCAGTTCGGATATGACCAAGCAAAGGAAATGTTCATCACTTAGGTTATCTTCATGCCATCCGTGGGCAACTGCGCAATGGTAGGCTTTATCTCTTAATTCGTTTAAGTTCATATTGTTATTGAATTAATATTGTGTATCTTTGTCGGAAAAGGTATTTTATGAAAAAACATAATGATTCTGACACTCTGTTTCGTGAATATACAAACATGCCATCTGATTTCACTCAAATAATGGATGAAAAAGATACGCGTAAGTTTATGCAGGAGCAATACCGAATGCTTCGACTTCAACGAAAAGAATATAAAAAGAATGCTTGGCTGCTTATTATTAGTATCCTAATAGCTTTAGCATCCTTAGCTGTATCAATTATTTCATTATTTAAATAAAGTTACCCGATAACTTCCGTGCGGCCGTTATCGGGTAACTAAAATGCACTGACATGTGGATGTCAGTAAAATTAATATTCTTGGTTTCTATACTAATATCATGTCAATAAAACCTTTATAAATGAGAATAAATTAAATCAATATAATAACAATCTATTATTGACATGGTTGATGAATTGCTAACAGTGAAACATCCAAACCTAGTTGTTCCGTGGAATTTCGTTTACTCTTTTGATTATAGATTGTCGTTTACTCTTTTTAAACTATCTGATTTATTTTCAGCCTCTTCGATATTTTTTCTTAGATATCTATCATATAACATCAAATTTGTAATTGATTTATTAAAACCGATGTCATCCATAAACGTTTTATATGAAAAATCATGTAAGAATGATTCACATACAGAATCAATCCATAATAAGTTCTTCCAATTAGGTGATAATAAAAAGAAAAAAGGTTTCAGAGATATTTCTAGCTTTAAAGAAATACTATAAAAAATCATATTAGGAGTAGAAACATAAAACCTATGAAAATCATACGGAATATTAGCATTAAATCCTTTAAAAGATGAATGTAATTTTAAGTTAAAATATTTTCCAGATATTACCAAAGTCTCTTTACCTTCTTTTTTTAATATTGTTTTGGGAGGTAGTTTTAATTCAAACTTATTAAATTCAACATCATCATCGCCTAACAATGTATATATATCACCAATATCTTTTTTATCTTTTATTTTACTAAGGAATTTTTCACGATCTTCAAAAGGCTTTGATATTAAATCAAGAACTCTATTATCTAACAAATAATCAGCTATATTACTCCTACTCAATACAGTTATGTTTTTTGTATTATCTCCAAAATATATTTCAAGTTTGTCTGATAACCATTCAATAAATATATATTCGGTTAACTCATTTATAAACTTACATATTTTTTCTTCTTTAAAGTATTTCCGAGCTTCATCATCTGTTATTTTTTTTATTAAAACATAATCTTGGGATACATATTTACTTTTACTGTTATTAGTATATTCTTTCTTGAAAGCTTTTTCCCAACATTCTTTGAAAGTTTTATTCTCTCTACAAACTGAAATAAGTATTTCAATAAATTTTTCATTGAAATAATAACGATAAACCTTACCCAATCTAGCTTTATCATCAACAACCAAGAGTGCCTCAGTACAAATTTGATGCTTTCTTAATGTGTAAAAATTAAATATTTTTATCAAAAAAACGAATAATATACAAAATAGCCCAGAAATAAAAAAAACAAGGTAATTACCTTTAAAGAATTCAGCTAAAGCACTAACTATAAAAGAAATTCCAAAAGACAAAAATATTGCAACTATAATATTGTCAAAAATAAATATTCTCTGTTTTTTCAAATAATCTAATGGTTTCATATAAATGAGATAATAACTTAAAATAGATAGGAATTAGTAACTTGTATAGTAATGAAAATTATTACAAAAATAGATATTCCTAGTATATTCTTAATATTTTTAATAGTATTTATTATGGATATATTAAAATAAAGGATTTTTGTTACTTTTGGGCCGCCTGAAGCTCACTGTAAAAAGTAGTGGGCGGAATTTCCGCCCACCTTCATTCTATTAAGGCACATCGTAATTCCAAAATCCTAATTTCCCTTTCACATTCATTATCGGCTTCTCAAATAGTACCGCATCTTTCAGCACCCAGTTCCAGCACCCCATCTCGGCCCATACTGATGGATGGTTCTGTACGCAGTCGGCAATCACTACGCTGCCGATAATTGCACCAAACTCCCATTTGCCGGAAGTGCTTTTCCCGGAAATTAATGAAAAGGCTTGTTTCATCTGTTCATCGGTTAGATTTATTTCAAACCTCTTTCCATGACAACCGCTTGCATGAATAAGTACCCTTTGGCCAATGTACTTTTGGTGGCACTTCCATGTCCGGTTCTCAATGTCTTTTATACCGTGAGCGATTAGGCTCGCCCACGGCTGTTTGATGGATATGGCTTTCATAACTTTGTTTTTTTATTTCTATGAATTAAATTTGCATCGAACAGAGAAGTTAAACTTCGTAACACCAATGGCACTGCAAATTGTAGAAAATAGGTAGTTACCAGAATTTAGGAGATTATGCAGCGCATATCCTCTTTTCATTCAATAATATCAAAACTTCATTATATATGTTAAGAACTCTTGTATTACTAAGGAATTTATATATATACTTTTCAAAAAATAAAACATGGATTTTAAGCATTCTATTTGTATGTTCAGTCATAAAGACATCTTTTTGGTATGCTCTATTTGGAATCAATATACTCTCTTATTCGAGCTTACAAGATATATTTATAAATTTTGCCGACTATTTCATGTCGTTTATTTATATAGGTATATCATACATATTATGCTTATTTGTAAGAGGAGATAGGAAATCAATAGCAAATTTTATCTTTTCAGTACTAGTATTTGTTTTTTTCTTCTGCCTATTTAATATAGTATTTAGGATGGTAGTTTCTATCATAACGTTCTTATTGATCATCGCGTTATTATCAAATCTTTATTGTGAAAAAAGAAAAGCAGAATTATTAGGAAGCATACTTCTTTTATTACTCTTATTTACTTTAGTACAGCCACTAGAACAGTTCCTTCTCTCAGGTCCTAGTAAAACAGACATTAGACATCTTACAACAACATTTATAGAAAGACCTGCGAACTATGATATATTCTCTTTTGAATATTCCAATATAACTATTCACACTGATTCTGAACAATTTTATTATATTGGTGGTAACTCAAACTATTACTTTATCCACAACCTAAAAAAAGACGAAGTGATGATAATACCAAAATCAGAATGTTCAAATATAAAAGGAAGCCCACTTTCAATAGGAAAAATATCAAATATGTTTGATTAAGAAGGGAGTGTATAATTCAAATGTCTTTTGTTTTATATCATTAATTCATCTATATTTGCCACAGCATCTATGACTGAATGGAAGGTTTTAATATGTAGGTTCGATTCCTACTAGATGTTAGGTAATATTGCCGTATAACCTTTAAAATGATGTAATATGATTGAATTCATAATATTAAATTTAATCTTACCTTTACTTTTAGGTATTTTATCCTCATGGATATATGATTCTATCAAAGAAAAACGTTATCAAAATGCAATATTACTGATTATAGAGGACCGTGAAATGCGGTCCTCTTTTCATTTCTCCCATCCTAATAATTTAATTACCTCCTCTGAAGGTATATCCTCGTTTGTTGCATAGCCTCTCGCTATTCCGTAATCGACTACCATTCTTACTTCTGCATTGGTCAAACTCCGACCATTGACGCTAAAGAACCCACTAAGATTTTTCCGCCAGGCATACTTCCTTATACCATGCAGACTAACTGAAACTTTATGCATTGTCATTGTTCGTTCTCCTTTTTTGAGCCATTCGACCTTCCCGAACGGTTGGCTTTGTTCTTAAATTGCTCTTAATTTGCTCTTAAAATGCTCTTAATCTCCTTCAATGTTTTTCAATGTCATGGACAAACCAATGTACAGAATTGCTGCACATGTTGCTATCAATACCAACTCAAGCACGCTAAACCTGGAATACAACCCTATCACAACCAAAGTCATTCCTGAACCGTAGGCTATCACAAAAAGTATTTCTTTGATGATGTTTAGTATCTTCTTCATAGATCAATATCTTTCGGTTACACAACAAATCCAGTTTCTTTATATGGTGACATAGCCTCGCATATCTTCACTATATACTCAACATTTTCTTCATTCAACCACTCCTTGGCCACATTCCATGCAATGCTTTTACTTGGTTTGAAGTTATTAATTCGAATGCTATGGTGTGATAATCTTCCCTCTGTTGGCTTCAATCCGGCACCGTGCAGTTCACATAAACCGTCTTTGTAGAAAGTACACCAATCTCCTTCTTGTTTGGCCTGTATCATCGGCACAGACATATCAGTAACTCCCATAATGATACCTACATACCAATCCGTTGGTGCAAGTCTATCTTTATATCCTGCTTCGATAAGCCTTAGAATATCTTGTGGAGTACCCAAGCAGGGCGTATGACATTGCTGTTTACATAACTTGCATTTACACTGGACCGGTTTTCGGCCTGTTTTTCTGATGATTCGCTGCAACGGCGTTTCATGTACAAGTAAGCTCATTTCGTTTCTCCTTTCCACCTACCCCAGCAGCGCATACATCACTGTCTGGAACAGGTAATATAGTTTTGTTTTCATTGTTTTTTCATTCTTCTTTCTACAAGTTCTTCTAAACGCTTCTCACACTCTGCATACTTGCTTTGATTTCTACTTTTACTTGTTTCATAGTTCCTATTATTTTTAATAAAGGGACATATCCGAGAAAAAGATTAAAATGCCTAATTTTAAACTTATCATCATGAGTTATTGGATATGCCCCTTTTTAGTTCTATTTTTGCTTTTGCCTAATTTTAATATTTATAATTATGAGTAAATTAACATCTGAACAAATGGCCAAGATTGAGCCTAAAATCAATCACCGTAAATGTCCAGTATGCGGTAGCACGCATCTGATGTTTAATGAATATCCGACACAGGTTTTAAGCTATTCAACCGGTGATAAGGATATTGACTTGTCAAAAGTCAGTTGGATTAACTGTTTGTCTGGAGAGTGTCTGGACTGTGGATTCATCATGCAATTCCGCCTTGACACTTTGCTCAAGTAGCGCAGTTCCATCGAATTTTAGGCCCCATAAACAGGTCTCTTGCGGGCGGTTTATTCCGCCCATTTTTTCATTTCCTTCTTTATTCATACTTTCTCCTTTCCACCTGTCCCAGCAGGATATACATCACTGCCAGGAATAGGTAATACAATTTGGTTTTTATTTATTATTCTTCTTTTTTCTACAAGTTGTTCAAGCCTCTTTTCGCACTCGTGTACTCAGCTTTCTTCCGTTCCAGTTTGTTCCTGAACTTAACCAGATCCTCATTAGTATTCTCGTCAAAGAACATGTTATTCTGACGGTTGTGCTCGATGTATTCACGCATCATCCGCTCGGCCTTCGTCACCTGGGCTTTGGCGGAAATCAACTTAGAAAGGCAACTGCTAACATCCATAGACTCACCAGATCGTTTGTCATAGAAGTACAGGCTTTTAGATATAATCTGTTTGGGATATTTACATTGTAATCTCGCCATCCTCCATCTGATTACCCACTCATATCTGAAATACATTTCACGGGGAAGGTTGTAGTGATAAAGACTTACTTGTTTATCTGCATATCCGTAGTACAGAGTTACTTCAACCCACTGCTCAACCTTCAGTTCCTTTTCTGCTTTGGCATAATCCTTAGCCATCTGGAACCAGTCGTCCATACTTTCCTGCTTTCCCATATCATTCAAAGTTTAAAGAGAGTTGGTTATTTGGTTCTTTATACCCGGGATTTGCAAGAAGGAAAGCCTTTCTTAAAGCATCTGAGATCCTATCACGCATAGCCTTCGTCACATGGTTCTTATCAGCTTCGTTATTAATCAGCAAGCATCTTTCAAGGCTCCCGTTGATAGGTTTCTCATCGAGGAACAAGCTGTATTCCGTAAATATCCGGTTCTGCTGTCTCCCTTCCTTTCCTTCCTTCTCTGTCTGGTACCGCTCAAATACGGTGTCTTGTATTGTCCGCAAACATCTTTGTCCACGGTCGCTTCGGCAGCCCTGTATTTCGTTCTCGAACATAACGGACAATGCACGTTTCTTGCGGACATTTCCTATTCTCGACCACCCATAATAGACTTTCAGTTTATTCATAGTCTCATCTTCTCCCGCTTATATTTCTCAGCATACTCTTTCGTACACTTTGCTTTGGTGACGTAAATGACGGTAGTTGCATTAATCCGCAATGGATAGAGATTCCTTTCACGTTTCAACTGTCTCTGAATAAATTCGGTCAGATCGTTACCGTTCTTGCTGGTATCAGCCTTGCGCTCCTTGGTTGGAGGTAATATGTTCTTGTTTGCCATAAATAACTGTTTTGAATTAGTGCATAGGTTCCCATTCCTTTGGCAGCTTTGCCCACTTCCTGAAATAAGCATCGAATTTGTCCATATCGCCAAACATGTCCATCTTTGACTGCTCATCCGTTATCATGGAAGCAAATTCCTTGAAATAGGCATCGGCAGCTTGAACAAAATGGGTATGTTGTTGCTTGATTTCACCCAGCATTAAGCCTCGTTTCCTCATTAGGTCTGAGGCTTCCTCTACCAGACCGTTCGCTTCACACAGCAAAATGTGTGAGGCAGATAACAACTGATTCAAACGAGCCATAGAGCCGTCTTTCTGGGCAGCTTCAATCAATGTTTTCTTTGGTTTCATAATCGTATGTCTTTAAATCTTATCATCAAAAATCCTCTCCTCTCGCATTCCCTCAACAGCTCCATGTCCT